TTATGCAGCAAGGATTTGCGCCGCTTCTGACAGCGGCGTTTTTTCTTTCTGCTCCAGCGACTGCGCCCAAAACGTGACCGTCCCGGCATGCTGCGCCAGATGGCTCGGTGCGAGGTGCGCGTACTTCTGCACCATCGCAACCGTCTCCCAGCCACCCAGTTCCTTTAGCACCATCAGTGGCGTGCCGCGCTGCACATGCCAGCTCGCCCACGTGTGCCGCAGGTCATGCCAGTTGAAGTCGACCATTCCGGCCGTCTTGCATGCCTGCGCAAAATCTCGCTTGTCGATCTGCCTGATCAGCTTCGGTGGTCCGTCGCCGCGCGTGTACCCGCGCGTGAAAACAAGATCCGTCGCCGTCTGGATGCGCCGCTCGAGGACGCTCATCGCATCCTCGTTCAGCGGTACCGACCGGGCGCGCTTCGACTTTGCACCCTCGTGCGTGATCCACGCATTGCACTGTGCGAGATCGAGCTGCGAGACACGCAGGCCGAACAGCTCGGACTCGCGCATCCCGGTCGCCACGGCCACAATCGCCGCGTCGCGCATCCACGGCAGGCGCAGCGCGTTGATCATCCTGGCGATTACCTCGGGCGGTTCCCACCGTACCCGAACATCAGGCTCCTCGAATCGCTGAAGCTTCGGCACCCGGTCGATCCATCCCCATTCCTGGCACAGATTCAGCAAGCGCCGAATCGTGTTGACGTAGCGATTGCGCGTCCCGGGCGCGAGTGGCTTGGCTGGCTTTCCGTTGACAATTCGATGCGTTGGAATCGCATTGAATATGTCGTCGGCTGTCAGCGACCGCACAGGCCGTCCGGCAAACCGATCGCGCCAATATTCCACGTGGCGAATCTTCCCGGCCAAGTCGCGCTGCCCCTGACAGAGAAGGAGAAACCGAACAGTCGCCTCTTCAAACAGTTTCGGGGGCGCCTCTCCAAGCTTGTCCTGCCGCCAGAGTTCCGCCTTTAGCCTGTCGTGGTATTCCTGCGCAGCCCGTCTTTCAGTTGTTTCAGTAGATCGTCTAATTCTTTCGCCGCTTGGCGTCCGGAGATCGATGAACCAGATCCCGGAACCTTGGCGTTTGCGGATTGACATGCATTTTCTCCACCGACCCGCAGCGATAGCCGGGTCAGATTGTTGCGCTTTTCGGACAGACCAGCAAGTCGTGAGGGCCAGACGCGCCAGACTCGGGATCCGGGCAGCCGAAAGCCAATTTGGTGTCGCATCGCAAAGACCGTGCTGTAGGACAACTGCATCCGTTCCGCGACTTGCTGAAGGGTGAGGGCGATTTCATCCAGTTCAGTTGCGGCATCACTCATCACGCTCCTCCCCGCACCAGTCACAATCCCACTTCGGCATCCCATGCGGACAGCGGGCATAGCCGTCGTCCACTTCTTTCTCGGGATCGGCCCAGTCGTCGTCGGGCTCTGTCACGATTCTTCTCCCTTGGTTGGAGCGTGGATGACCCACCGACTGCACGCCGGCGACCGCATGCGAATGTCTGAGCCGGGACCGCCGGTCCATGCATGCTGCATCAGGTTGCATTTCCAGTAGACCTTGGCCGTATGGCCTTCGGTTGACCGCTTGTGCGCGCAGGTCTTGCACGTCTCGCCTGTGGGGCCGGTGCCGGGTTGCGCAGCGTAACCCTTCGGCTCAGTCGGCTTGCGCCTCGCTTCGCTCACGCGCTCGATGACGCTATCGCCAAACAGGTCGGTGATTTGGCGGACGATCACGATCCTTCTCCCTGTCGTTGTGCGAGGGCGGCGTCGATAGCCTCATCTAAATTCGCACCTCTCGGGCCATATCCGGGGAATGTCCAGTTCGGATTGCCGCTTGCATATGCATTGAATGGCAGCATTTCCGAGCGGACCCAACGATACCGCTCCGCGTCTTTCTCCGCTGCTTCTAGCTTGGCTCGGAGTTGTCCGATGAGCTTCGCATCGGACTCGATTCGATCGGCAGCCCCGCGAGCGGCCGCGACGAATTGCATAAATCCCGCGCAGTCGCCAGCTATCGAGCTCTCAGGCATCCGGAGAGTGCCGAGTAACATCAGGTCGCTCATGCTTTCACTCCGATTCGGTCTAGGTTGCGAATGGCGTACTGGATGTTTTGCCGGCGCCAGCCACGCATTAACGGGCGCTCCGACTGGTAGCCGTCTTGCCATTCCTCTCCGCAGCCGGCGCATGTCACTGACGGGCCATACCATTCGAAGTACCGGACGAACATGCGTCTCGGGCGCTCACATGTCGGGCAAAAGTTGACCTGACAGCATTCCTCGGTAGGCTGCGGCGCATGGATGTGCACGAAGTTCTCAGCCATCACGCACCTCCCTTATCGCTAGTGGGGGCGGTCTGCAACCGGTTGATGCTCGCAATCAGCTTGACGATGGCGCCCAAGAATAGCTCCTCGTTGCCCGTCGCGTTCGCCAGCATTACCTCATCCGCACATTCCTTGAGATGCGTAATCGCCTCCCTGTCGGGAGTGGTGCGGCGGCCGGCTAGGAGCGCCCGAGCGAATGCGACAAGCCGCTTTTCGCCGAATCTGTACCACGTCTGGTTATATGAAGCGTATCGGTCTGCGATGGCCGTGATTTCTTCGTCCGTCAGCATGTCATCGGTGATCTTCATGATTTACTGATCCTCGTCATTTCGCCGCAGTGCTGGCACTTCGTGCGGGAACGCTCGCCCAGCCGCTTCAGTTCGTCGTGGTAGCGCGCGTGCAGCTCGTGATAACGGTGTTCGGCGTGGCTGAGCTGTTTGAGCACCCACATCGGATTGAGCTTTTCCTTGCAGTCCGCGCATGTCACTTCCGCGAGTTCGTCGTCGATGATGTAGCGCTTGTGCCAGCACGCATGCGTCGGCACGGTCGTGAATACGCGCTCGTCGCCTAGGTTCGGCCGTGGCTTGACGGGGAGAACCGTCACGTTGTCGTCGATCGTGATCTTCACGATTCGCCTCCTTGGGCGCGGGCGGCGTCGATGGCGGCGAGCCGCGCTTTCAGCGCTGCAGCGGCCTCACCATAGGCATCAGCCACGAATCGCGCCGGCGCGCCCATGAAGTCCTTGCGAAACGCGTTCCGGCAACGCTTCTCCGCGCCGCGCAATTCCTCGGCGCGTGCGCGAATGCTGTTCACGGCAAACGGGCGGCGCGATTCGCACGTCATATAGTCTGGAGTCGGCTCGTCCGTCACCTCGCCGCTCGGCTGCTGCGTGGGTGCGAGAAGGGCGCGAGCTCGCTCAATCACGTCGTCTCGCCATGCTTTCTCGCGCGGCTTGAATTCACGCGATGCCGCGTAGTCCGATACGTCGTCGATGAGGTCTTGAAGCAACGCGCGAGGGATGGTCACCATGTCAGTCATGGTCGGCTCCATTGAGAAGGCTGCGGGCCTCACGCAGCGCGTTGTCGATGCACCGGCGGGTGGTCCACGCACCGGATGCCGACCAGCGAGCGGCCCATTTGCTGGTGATCGTGTTTATCTGATCGTCTGTCAGGCTCCCCACCCTCGCAGCGGGCGGCTCCGCATACAGTTCGCATGCGTCACTTCCGATCGAGCGCGCGTCTTCAAGAGCTTTGCGGATCGTCTCCTGATCGTCGGTCAGCCACGGCACCCAGTCAAAGCCCGGCACTCGTGTGCGGAAACCGACTGCCGGCGGTTTGTGCGCATCGGCGGGGGTGCGCTCGTGGTCGCGCAGGTACGCGGCGAGCGCACAGGCGAAGTCAGCGGCGAGCCGTTCCGCGATGTAGCTGCCGAAGTCATGCCGCCGCAGACGCTTCGCGAAGAATTCGGCCACATAGGCCCGGCCGCCCGCGCTGGTACTCAGATCGTGCGTCCCGATCGGCTCGCGCGCCTCTGCCGGTGCTGCGAGCAACGCCTGTGCAAAATTGACTAGGTCGTCTTCGGTGAATCTGACGTAACCCGCGTGATCCACTTCCGAGTAGAGACCTGCCGTAGCCATGATGTCATCGTGCGTCATTTCTGGGCTCCGTATGTAACTGATGCGGCGCCGTTCTTTCGATCGTCCCAGCCGTCCGAATAGGCCTTAGCGATAGTTGTTGTCACCGCATCCCTGAACTGCTCATAGCCGCACACATCAGCGATTTGCCAAAGCTCGTTCGCGATGCTCGTGGATTCCCATGTTGGCTGTGCTGCCGGTGCGTCGGCCTGCGCGGGTTGAGGGACACAGAGAAAGCCGAGTGGAACCCACACTCCCGAATCCTTGCGGCATTGCTCGATTGCCTCATTCCAGAGCCAGTCGCCCGACAATTCCCCGGTGTCCGGATGCTTGCGAACCCACGCCACCGCCTCCGCAGCGGGCGATGCTGCCGCGCGGGCGTAGCGAGGCTCCTGAGCCATTTTGCCGAGCCACGACTGGATCGCTTCCTCCGTGATCGTCTCGCCTTCGCAATGATCGATCAGGAAGCACGCGAAGTTTTGCGCGCCATCGGATACCGCCCGCTCGTCGGCCGGCGCTGCTGCCGCCATAGCGGGGGAGCGGGAGAGTGCCGCGCGAATCGCGTCGACTTCGCGATCGAAGCCTCCACATGCGCTCAGATAGGTAAGCGCTGATTCGATTCCTTCGTCCGTCTCACGCGCCCCTTCCGCACCTGTCCCGTTGGCAGAGGCGACCTTCTCCCCGCACTCGGTGCAGACGAGATCCTTCCGCACGTAATCGTGGGCGCAGGGGGCGGTCGGTGCGGGCTGCTCGACAGGCGATGCGGCGAGTATGCTGCGTACGAACGCGACGTGAGCCGCTTCGACTGAATCGAATTCGGACGCGGCGATTGACGCCTTTTCGTACATCGCGAGTGCCGCAGCATCCGTCAGCGCATCAGCGCGGCTCTGTTGTTGGTCGTTCATGGTGGGCCTCGAATCAGGATGGTTTGCGGATTTCGACCGCGCACGGGTTGTTCTTCACGTCGTACAAAGCGGCTTCAAGCCAACTTCTGACCCACTCGTCGCCAGCAACGCTTCGAATCAGTTGGTAGGCCGACAGCAGCGACGCGGACAGGTACGTGACCTTCTCCGATTCGGTCATCGTTGCGATGCCGTTGCGCGTGTAGTCGGCCAGCACGATCCGCATCATGCGCATGTCCTCGGCCTTCTCGGAGTCGCTGTAGGGCGCGTCAATGCGGCTGGATAGTCGGTGGTCCATGTTGGTGTCCTCTGTGGGTCAGGCCGCGGCGTGCGCGAACTGTTGTTCATGCGCGAAGTTGACGAGCGCGAGCGCTTCCGACTGCACTGGCGAGACGCTGTTGCCGCACATCCGAATCTGAGCGGTGATCGACAGCGGGATGCGAGGAATGTCGCGTGGATCGCCGGGCACCTGCACGCCGTCCTTGAACAGGAGCGCGGGGTCTGGAATCTCGTGGATGATGTAGCTGTCGGGGAACGCCTGCGCCCGGTATAGCTCGCGGGCCTTAAGCATGCGCAGCGTGATGTCGACCAGTACCCACCAGGCGCCGGCGTGGTACAGCATCACCATGTCCGCGTCTTCGGTGAATTCCTCCGGCAGGTGTTCGCGCAGCAGCGCCGCACACTTTCGTGCTTTCTCAGCATGCTCGTCCGACAGGTAAGCCGCGGGCACCTTCACTGCTTGCACGAGCCCCATGCGCGCCTTCGTCGGCAGCGTGTGCATCGGCGCACCGATGTCCTGCCACTGGCCGCCAGAGCTGTAGTACTTCACGAGATAGGCGGTGACGAGGCGCTGATTGGCTCCCTTCGAGGCGATTGTCGACAGCGGGGCCCCCGCGGGGCGGCCTTCGTTGTCTTCCCAGAAACCACCGTTCGCTTGCTCGAAAAATGCCGCGGCCAGCGCCTGTTCGCCACGATGCGCGCCGGTGACGGTCGGCAGCGGATGCGCCGGCGTGCTGCCCGCGCGATCGCCGTGGTGGGTCACATGCATCAGGTGCGCCGAGACGATGCCGAGCGGCGCCGAGCCGCCCGGGCGCTTCACGAAGCTGTTCGCCGTGACGGTCGGCATCGGGTCATCGAGCGATGCGCCGGCGCTCCCGGTACGGAACTTAGTGATGTGCGCGGCGACGATCGCCTGCTTCACTCCGCCGGCGACGACTGTGCCGAGCGGGGCAGTGATCTCTTGCGTGCGCGGCCGCTGGCCGGCACGCTCGCCATAGCCGATCGTGATCAGGTGCGCGCTGGCGAGCGCATGGTGATTGCCGCCGGCCGACACGGTCGACAACGGCTGCTCGACGCTGTCGGTGCCGAGGTGTGCCTCACTCGTGCCGCGCAGCTTTACCATCGTCGGAGCGACGACGGAGAAGTGGCCGCCTTTCACCTGAGCGCAGATCGTGCGCAGCGGTTCATCGGCGCGCATCGTGCGCTGATTGCTGGCGTTCGCATGCTCGTTGACGAAGGGTGTCGATACGCCGCCGGCGGACGGTACGATAAACGGCGTCGGGCTCGCGAGGACGTGGCGCCACATTCCCTTTGCGACGCGGCGCAGCGTGTTGCGGACGAGCCCCTTCTGCCGGTCGAAGATGCTGGGCGCGTCGATGCTGAAGTCGATGCACTCCGCGGCCGTACGATGCGGCGCGAGGATGCCGGCGAGCACTTGTGCCGACGTCGGCTCTGCATGCGTCGGCTTCGGGAATGCGAGCGGCAGACCGTCTCGGCGCGCGACGAGGAACAGGCGCTTGCGCAGCGTCGGCGCGCCGTTGTCACATGCGCGCAGTTCGCGCCAGTCGACTTTGTAACCGTGCTGGCGCAACTGACGCACGAAGCTCTCGAACGTCTTGCCCTTGCGCCTCGGGTCCGGCCGCGCATTGCCGTCGGCGTCGATGATCAGCGGGCCCCAGTCCTGAAACTCTTCGACGTTTTCGAGCATGAGCACGCGTGGCTTCGTGAGGGCGATCCAGCGCATGCCGACCCATGCCAGGCCGCGAATGTTCTTCGAAACCGGCGTCGCGCCCTTGGCTTTGCTGAAGTGCTTGCAATCCGGCGACAGCCAGACCAGCCCAACGGGCCGGTTGTTCGTCACGGCGATCGGATCCACTTCCCACACCGATTCGCACAGGTGCTTCGTGTGCGGATGGTTCAGCGCATGCATTGCCAGCGCTTCGGGATCGTGGTTGATCGCGATGTCGACGGGGCGGCCAAACGCGCGCTCGAGGCCCGTCGAGGTGCCGCCGCCGCCGGCAAAGTTGTCGATGATCAGTTCGCTGCCGAGGTCTAGCGGCAGGGTCATCAGGTCACGCTTCATTCGCTTCCTCTACAGATAAAGCCTCAATGGCGGTAAACCGGCGCGTGAGAGCCGAACGTCTTCGTCAGGTCGAAATCGACGGCTTTGCCGAGCGAGCGCAGGAGGTTCGCGAGTCGTGCCCGATCCTGATGGCTGGCGGTTGCCTGCCGCAGTAGGCCGAAATACGAATTCGCAACCGGCATCAGGTCGGTGGCCGGCGTCTCGGCGACGCGGCGCAGAGCCTCGTTTCGCGTGCGTTTCCGCGTCTGCCGACGCCATGGCCGGATTACCTGACCGACGAAGTCGATGCCGCGGTCGATCGGCTGCAAAATGGTCTTGCGCGGGTTGATGCGCACGGCGAGTCTGGCCGGTAGAAAGGCCGTGACGTCGGCGAGAATTTCGTTCAGGCGCGCCGGCGACTCGTGCAGAAACACGAAATCGTCGACGTACCGGATGTAGTGACGCGCACCGAGCACGTGCTTCGCACGCTGGTCGAGCACATCGAGATACACATTCGCGAAGAACTGACTCGACAGGTTGCCGATCGGCAACCCGAGATGCGGCTCCTGTTCAAGTAGCCGTTTATGGGGCGGCACGAGTTCCATCATCGACGGATCGCCGTGGTACACGAAGTCGTCCCGTGGATCGTGCATCAGCACGGTTTCGATCAGCGATCGCCAAAATGGCTCGGAGATTTTCGCGAGCAGCAGGTCGAGCAGGATCCGCTTGTCGATGCTGACGAAGAAGTTTGCGAGATCGCACTTCAGATAGAACGCGCGCTTCGACCAGTTCTGCGTGACCGAGCGCACCTTCGATTCCAGGCGCTGCGCGGCATACAGTGTGCCGCGCCCCTTGATGCAGGCGCACGAGTCGGCGATGAACGACCGCTCGAAGCGTGGGCCGATCCGGTTGTAAAGCAGGTGGTGCACGATGCGATCGCGAAACGCGGCCGCCCAAACCTCGCGTGGCTTCGGTCTCGTGATGACGAAGCACTTCGAGCGGCCGGGCATGTAGCTCCCGTCGACCAACTCGTCGTACAGTCTGCGCAGGTTCGGTTCGAGCCGCATCTCGAACGCGAGCGCTGCATTGCTGTTTCGCTTCGTCCGCCGGCAGTCGAAGTAAGCCTCGGCAAGCTCGGCGAACGAAAATGGCCCTCGATCTGCGGACGGCTCGGGCACGGCACCGGTTGTTCTGGTCGTTGTTGTTCTGGTTGCCGTTGTTGAAGTTCTGATACCAAGCCCAGCCGGAAGTATCGTGCTATCTACGTCGCCCGGCCGATTGCTCAGCTGGGAAACTGCGCTAGACCTTTCCGCACGCCTGCGGTCGGTTTCCTCATTGCGCATGGCGGTGCCCTTGTGGGGCAGCGGCACGACCAGATTGATTGATCGCTCAGCCATGGAAGCCTTGACCTCCATGGAGCGGGCGACGGTCTGCGGACTTCTTCCATCCGTTGGCCTGCTTCCCAATGCTCGTCGTCTGCTCAATCGCTGCAGCGTATGCCGGTCGGATGATCAGCCGTTTGTCCATGCCGAGACGGAGCAGTAACTCGATCACCTGCAGGCGCTCAATGAGTTCCGCGATATGCGGCGACTTGTCTGTCGCTACATTTGCACGGAACACGAGCACCATGATCTCGATGCACTCCGCGCTGATCTTGTCGCCGACGCTACGCTTGAAATCGCGGGGCATGTTCTTGACGAGATCAGTTACAACATCGAGCAGCAGATACGCTGCCCGATAAATCGGGAGTTGGGTGTGCAGGGCCATGGTGGTTCAAATGATCAAAAAACTGAAGGAATAAATCTGCGGACGGCTCGGGCACGGCACCGGCCGTACTGGGCGCTGCGGTCCTGGTAGCCGCTGAGGAAGGTCTGACACCAAGCCCAGCCGGAGTTCGACTCGTGCCGCTCGCTGGACCAGTACCAGGTCGGTTCGAATTCGCCCTTCAGGTTCGCGAACAGGAGCGACTGCTCGCGGCGCGTCGGGAGTTCGCCCTCGCGTTCTGCCGCCCACGCCTTCGCTGACTCCCAGTCCAGATCTTCGGCCTCGCCGGGCAGCAAGATCAGGTAATGGCTCAGCGAGCCGTCCTCAAGGAGGATCTGGCCTGCGACCCGCTCGCCGGCCGCGAGCGGGATCGTGACGTTGTCGACGTGATACTCCGTCGCCCGCGGTTGCTTCTTGAATTCTTCGATCATTGCGCCGATGCGCGCGTGCTCAGCTTCGATCGCTTCAAGCGTCGGTGTCATTGCTTGCTCCGTTGGAAAATGGATGAAGGGTTAAATCGACAATCTGCGGACGGCTCGGGCACGGCACCGGCCGCGCTCTGGTCGTAGCAGCGCTCTGGTAGCCGCCGTGGAAGTACTGAGACCAAGCCCAGCCGGAGAATTCAGGATCGTCGTCGGGCGTATTCGACCAGTACGCCTCCTTCTCGAAGAGATCGCGGTGCTGCTCGTAGGCGATCACGAGCTCGGCGCGCGTCGGCAAATCACCGCCGATGCTCTTGGCCCAGTCCATCTGCTGCTGCCAAGTGGCGCGGTCGTTGTCGCCGGGCAGGAGGATCGTGTGCGTGATGTCGCCGTTCTTGTCGACGAATCCGCCGAGGTACACTTCGCCTTCAGCGAGCGGGGGAAGTTGGATCTGCATAATTTCTCCGTAGAAAAGGGGCGCTGTACTAGCCGCCCATAAGGACCGCCATGAAGTCAAATCGCGGCAAACTCGACGCCGAGTTCCGTTACCGAGTGCGCCTGCACGCGTTCCACGAATTCAGCGAACTGAGGTTTTGTCATTTGGCTGGAGCCAATCGGAACGAGCCCGCGCGGCCCTTCCTGCTTGGGGGCGTACATATCGAGGTAATGTGCATACCAAGCTTCTTTGCTGAAGCGTTTTCCGCCGACTTCCACCTGTTCGGAAATTTCCGTTAACAGGCTCCAGAGAAGGCGGTTTTGTTCAGAGCTCCGTTTCGCTTGATATTCTTCAACGGTGACCACGATCGGCCTGTTCATTGCGGCAGCAGGGCCAGCGACGGCCTTCACGTAATCCACCATCCGCTGGGCGATCTCTTTGTTTCGGAGGATGTAGGTCGGCATGGCTTACCTCACGCTACTTTCTTGCTGAGAAGGGCAACTACTTCTTCCACGCGTGCGTCGAACGCGAGCAGTTTCTCGACCATCTGCTCGATGAACGCTTCGTCACGCTCGATTCGCTTGATGAACAGGTGGTTTCCGCCGTTTTCTAGGGCCGGGACGTACTGAATGAAGTCGCACCACTTACGGCCGGAAATCCACAGACCGCCTTGGATCTGGTGGTAGTACTCGGATATGTCACCGGTGCGTAGCATGTCGACGATCTTGACGCTGTCGACGGGGCACTTGATCTCGATGAGCCCGTCGCTCTCGACCAAGCCGTCCGAGCTATAGCCGAATCGGCGATCATCGGTGAGAATCACGCCAGATTCAGACGCCAAATAGCCGGTTTGCGCTTCGTATTCGATGCGTGCTTCGACCTCAAGAGCGTGCCCTCGCTCAAGCGTCCAAGCCTTCACGGGCTCTCCATATGGCCGACCACTGACGCGCTCGATTGCGAGGTCATAGCAGTACTTATCCGACGCACCCGTCGGATCGCCGGCCTCTTTGCCCCCCGACTTGCGGGTGAGAACGGAAATCGCATCCGCGAAGCATGATGCGGTAACGGCCCCGCAGCGGGCGTCAAGCCATTCCTGCGTGCCTTGCTGGCAGGTGACGACGATCATTTCGCCTCCGCAGCAGCTTGAAAATCGACGATCTTGCTTTCCACCAGCTTCTTGACTTCCTTGTGCCCCTCAGTTGCTTTGACTGCGCGGAGTGCAGCAGCAGCAACCGCCCAAATCTGACGCACTTCGACTTCAGACTTGGCATCGCGGACCTGCGTAAGGAACTGATCGATCAGTACTCGTTGATCAACCCCGGCCGGCGAATTGCCGTCTTTGTCGTCGTCCTGCTCTGAGAGTCCAGTGATAGCCTTCAGCGTGTATCGCTCAAGATAGGTCTTCGTGCTGGCTCGGGCCTGAAGCGCGTTCTTTGCGCCGCCAACATCGGGAGGACCGCCCATCGACACGCTTTCCTCGTGACCATTCACATGGCGCAGATAGCAGGTAACTTCTATCCAGTCCTTTTCGTCGCGCGTGAGCTTCCACGATGAAGAAAGGCCATGCTTCGAAAGGGCCGGCGTGACAGCGCTCACGACGTCGTGAAGTTCTGCGTACTTCCTGCCCCTCAGTGGCCCGTCCGTCACATCCTTACCTTTCGCAATCACGACCGCCTCGGCCTTGAATGCGGCGAAAGCAATGTCGTAAGCCTGCTTGGCTTGCTTTGCCTCCCAGCGGTCCTGAAGCGACATGAGGCGCTCGAGCCGGTCCAGATCGGCGCCGCTCTCGACCGCGATGCGAAGCAGATCGGCCGGCGTCGTCGTTGTGATCGCCGTTCCGGTGGGTTGGACAACAGCCATCGGAAGCTCTTTTCGATTATCCGTTTCCATGTCAATGACAGCTTGTTCTGCGACGCGATTCATGGCTTGTTCCTCAAATGCTTGTAACGTGTCGGCCGCGAGCCAGTCGGGGCCGTCATCGGTTTTCACGTCTGACTCCATGCCGCGCGCACCGCGAGCGTGGAATCGGGAATCGAAGCGATCCCGACCGCGCATGCAAACGCGATTGCCATCGCGACGAGAATCCCCGCGACCGGGCTGCGTTCGAATAGACGGTCGAGCGCGCCGCACAGGTAGGTGATCGGATTCATGCGACACCTCGGGCCTTGGCGATCTCAGTTCGAGCGCGAGCAACGCAGTTCACGTCGATGCTGCAATCCGCGTTCACGCCGTTACGCGGGTTCGGGACGCATGCTTCGAGATAGGGCAGTGCGTATTGCAGTGCTTCGAGCAATTCCGGAGCGGCCGCGATCAGGTATGCATTCGGCGCAGCAACCGGGTTGTCCTCGACCCCATCCATGTGCTTCGATGCGCACACATCGCCGATCTGCTCGCCACCGTAACTGCCGAGTTCCGTTCGGATTTCGAGGTACACGCCATTGTTGAAGACGTACCACGGGCCGGGCGTGTGTTGTGCGTTGCTCATTTCGCGACTCCTGCGAGAAGTTCATAGGCCGGCGCGACGCCACACGCGATCAGGTACAGCACGCCGAGCACCGCAAGTGGGAACCAGTCGCGCGATACAACCGATCGGCTGTAACCGCGCAATACAGGCGTTGGGCTGTTGAGAGGGGGGCGCATCACGAAGCCCTCCGCTTGCGACGTTCTTCGTACTCGGCTGCCGTCAGGATCGTGCGCAGGAGGATCGTCGTCGACGTATCGGAATTCGACACGGTGACGATGCCGAGTGCCGCTTTGCTGATCAGCATTTCGAGCACCTTCGGCAGCGCATCGGCGTTCCCATACGCTCCGCACGCCTTCACGTATGCGCCGATCGCCTTCTCGGCGAGCTCGCCGCACTCGGCTGGCGTCTTGAGGCTGGAGGGCATCACAGACCCTCCCCGGTGATGCGCAGGTGTTGCACGCGCTTCGGCGCTTCCTTGCGCCCGGCCTTGATGAGGGCGGCGTCGAGCGTCATGCGAACGCCGGACGTGAGCAGGGGCGTGCCGTTGTGCCGCGCTGCGTCGTCCTCGGCGGCGATCATTTCGAGGGCGAGGACCATGTCGAAAGAGGCCGCAAAAAGTAGCGCGTTTCCGGGCGTATCGACATGCACTTCGTTGAGCGATGCCAGCACCATCGGCGAATGCTGCGAGCCGATGTGCAGGTGGCGTCCAGTGCCGCTGACGTGGTACGGCCCCGGCGTGTGCTTGATCTCGTTCATGTCAGGCCTCGATCGCCAGCGGCTTCGCGTCCGATTCGATCAGGCGTGCGGTATCGACCGCATCGACCATCGCCGTTTCGACGGAAGCGCAGAGACGTTTCGCTCGTTGCGCGGCGTCTTCTTCGATCAGCGCCAGCACGCGCATGATGAAGCCGGGCGCGAGTTCAATCTCGATCTTGCCGCCCGGGCCTTCGAACATGGCTTCAGCGGAAAGCGTGCCGCTGTTCGATTCGTACGATTCGCGGCGGCGGATGGTCAGCGATTTCAGTTGCATGGCGGTCTCCAACAGAGGTGTGGTGTGATTGCCCGCAGGGCGGGCGCGGTTGGTCAGTCGTCGAGCGCGCGACGTCCGACGTGGTCGGCGCAGTGGGAGTACCCCGCATTACCAGGGCCGAAGTAGCGGCCGCAATGGGAGCAGCCGACGTTGTCGAAGCGTGGCGCCGCGGCGGCGAGGTCGGCGGCCGCTATGCGCCGCTTAATCTCGTCGTCGAGCGCGGCTTTGCATACGTTCCAGACCTCGTACACGTCCTCGATGTAACCGCGGCGCAGCGCGGCATCTAGCACCGCGATCTGCTCGGTCGAGAACGGCAGCACATCGAACGTCACGCCGTCGGCGATCGCTTCGTTGCGCTCGTCGCGCGCCAGGGCTGCGTCGTCGGCCGCTGCTTGTTGGAGATCTACGCTCGCATCCTTCCGTGCCGGGAGGGTGCGGACGTTTGCGCCCGGCGAATTGTTCAGATGCATCGCGCCCTCCATGCAGTTGAAAGGGACGAAGGGTTAAATGGGCAATCTGCGGACGGCTCGGGCACGGCACCGGTAGTTCTGGTCGTAGCAGTGCTGGAAGCCGTAGTAGAAGGTCTGAAACCAAGCCCAGCCGGAGTAGCCGGGATCGGTATCGGGCTGGTTCGACCAGTAGGCGTCGGGCTGGAACTCGTCGCGATGGTTTTCCAGCAGGAAGAGCATCTCGACACGCGTCGGCAGATCGCCGCCGATCGACTGCGCCCATTCCATCTGCACCTGCCAGGTGGCGTCGTCGTTGTCGCCAGGCAACAGGATGACGTGATGTAGCTCGCCGGCCGTGTTGGCGACGCCGCCGACGTAGATCTCGCCCTCGGCAAGCTGGGGAATCGTTGCTGCGGTGGGGGTGGGCATGTTCATAGAAACTCCAGATCGGAAGAACTACTAACTAAATCGGGGTGTGAAACGGAAAATTGCAGTTGCTGCGGCAGCTCTCACTGGTGGCGCCTCGGAGAACGAACCGCCACCGGTCAGAACTGCATCGCTCGCGCGCCCGACTACTCCCGGCCGTGCCGGCTCCGGGCCGCGCGAGGTTTGTGCCGATTACGACGCCATCGGTCACGTGGTGCTGGCTGTCTTGTGTCAGGTCCGTTCAAGCCTGCAAGCGGTAGCCAAACTTCGGCCTAGCGCGCTGCGCCTGTCCTGACTCACGACGCAGATCGCGCCGGCCGGTTGCTCCGCGTGAGCGGTCCCGGCATGCCTTCGATTTTTAAAGAGCGGTCCGCCTGGGCGGTGGCGCAGTGCGTTGTGTGCTGCGTTGATGGGAATTCTACTTTAAGTAGGCGAGATGTCAACAACTAAAAGTAGAAATTTTCGCGAGAAAGTAGAGGCGGCTGTCGACGGACATAAAAAAACCCGCCGAGGCGGGTTTGTCGAGTGAGCGGCGACGCGTTATTGCAGCGGCGCGGCAGCTCGGCGCGGGAGCAGGCACTCGCGCGAGACAACGGCGTAAATATGGCTGGCCGGCCATCGGGATAGGTCTGGATCGAAGTAGACCAGGTTGATGATTTCCTTCAGCGCATCATCAGGGACGCTGCGGCGGAAAGCCGGCGCCTTCATGCGGGCGAATGTGTCTTGCGGCGAGATCCCAGTGTCGCGAAACGTCGCGGCGAAACTGAAGACGGACGCGGAATCGGTACATTTCGCCGCGACATCATCCGGAACCGGCGCGGCGCGCGCCCCGAGAATCCAGAGGGCTGCGGCGAGGCAGGCGAAGCGCTTCATGGCGGCCTCAGTTGCCGCCGGCCCAACCGGAGCCAGAACGGTAAATCACTTCACCCATGATCGAGACAGAGTCCAGATGCTCCGGCGTGACGGTCCTGTCAGGGTATTTCCCTGAGTTGATCGAATGCAGGGTGATAGCGCCTCCGGCCATCTTGAATATCTGCTTCACTAGCGGCTCATCGGCAAAGTAGATCGCGTACACCTTGCCATCGCGGATGCTGTTCTTCGCCGTGTCGACCATGATCATGTCGCGATCAAACAGGTAAGGCTCCATGCTATCCCCGTGAACTCGCACTAGCCTGCAATCCTTCGGCTTCGAGCCGAGGGCGCGGAAAAAGCCAATATCGAACGGCAGGGCCTTCTTCTGCCGAATTTCCCACTGAATCAAACCAGTCCCCGCGCTGAATCTGTAATCGTACCGGTCCAGCCAGACGCGATTATCGTCCGGCGGCAGGTCATCGGGATGTTCCCATACTAGGACATTGCCCTGATCTTCGGGAAGCGCGTGCTTCCCTGGTGTCGTTTCGCTGGCGCCATACACCAGTTCGGACGCGCTGCGCCCGACCGCCTCGGCAATCAGGTTCAGCTTCTCCTGGCGTGGCATGGCCTGCCCGAGCGTGTAGCGGCGGACCATCTCATAGGTGATCTTCTCGCCGCGCGCCTTAAAGAAGTCGACGATCCCTTGAACCTCGATCGGGACAGCCGCCATTGCCTGCGATAGCCGCGCCGCGAATTCGGGGTATCGGATCGGGAGTTGTTTGCTTTCTACCATGGGTAGAAGTCTATCAATCGTGAGGTTCGTCGTCATTTCTACTTTTCGTCCTTGCGGTAATCTACTTTAAGTAGTACTCTGCGGCGCATGGACATGCTCAATCACACCCCCAATCCGAACGTCGCCGAGGCGCTTGATTTGCTCGGCGGCGACAGCGCAGTCGCGCGCCTCCTCAACGTTCGCCCGTGGGCGATCAGCAAGTGGCGCAAGAGCATTCCTCCGGGCCGGGTTCTTTGGCTGGCTGAGCAAACTGGGTGGCGAAAGACGCCGCACCAGCTCTGTCCGGAAATCTATCCGAACGAGCGAGACGGCATGCCGTTGTCGCTCCAACTTGCTCAGGTGCCCGCATGAGTACCGTTGAAACAGTTTCCCCTGCGGAAATCGAAAGCACACGCATGCTCGGTGCACGGAACGAATCCGAGATCTTGCGCGCCGTTGCACGCGTCACCCAAGCGCGTGTGGCCGATTGCATGAGCGTCTCGGCCAGCACCATCAGCCGCACGCTCGAAGACCTGAACCGCTGGGCGACGCTGCTCGCGGCCGCCGGCCTGCAGGTTGTGCCGATCGATTCCATGGTCGTCGACGCGCATGAGCTGACGGCGCTCGAGAGCATGGCGTTCAAGTATCTGGAGACGCGGCAGCAGCAGCGCGTCAAGGAAGGGCGGCCATGAACCAGCTCCAAATCGCTCTCATCGCCTATATCGCGCTCGTCATCGTGCTTTGCGCGCTGCTCGCTTGGCTCATGCGGAGGAAGTAGTGTCCGCGATTCCATACCCGTCCGATACCCGGGCGAAGGGCTGGCGTTTCGAGCTCGACTACGAGCGCATTCGTCAATCTGACACGTGGGCTCTTGCTGCGCCCGAAATCCGCCCGTGGCTGCTCATGCTCTGGATGACCGCATGGGAACAGACGCCATGCGGCAGCCTGCCCGACGACGACGAACTGATCGCCGCGCGGATCGGCATGGATCTTGATCAGTTCCAATCCACGAAGAAACGCCTCATGCGTGGCTGGTGGGCCGCCGAAGACGGTCGCCTGTACCACAACACGATGATCGAACGCGTGCTCGAAATGTTGGAGACGCGTGACAAGGAGCGCGCTCGGAAAGCTGGGCAGCGCGAACGGAAAAAGACTGCCGGTCCTTCCGACGATGTCCCGGATTTGTCCCATGGGACAGACGATGGACACCAGCAGGACTCCACCCGGAGTCACGGCACCGGAACCGGAACCGGAACCGGAAGTAAACCTAAAACCGTAGGTACTAACGACGGCGTACGCACAGCTTCGCGCGCGAGCACGTGCGAAGGCGCGTTGTCCGCCGCCGAAATTTCGACATCGCTTCGTGAGTGGGAACGAGAGCGCGGCAAGGCTGTACGCAACCTCACGCCGAGCCAGCAGCAGGTTATCGACCTCGCGGGGATGGCGGTCACGCCTGCCGAACTGCGTAAGGCATACGAGCTGGCGGTCGAGGAACGCGACAACGATAACGATCCGGGACCGATCAATGCCAGTTTCGTCCGTTCGAAGATCGAACGCGTACGCCGCCAGCCGCGCGCCTCGCCGCTCCCGAACTGGAGCCAGGAAAACGCCAACACCATCGCAGGCCTGACCGGAAGGAATCGAAGCCATGAACCAGATGACCGAACCATCGACGTTTAAGCGCCCGGACTGGCCGCTTGACGCGCTCCCGCAGCACTGGGTTGAGGCGTTGTTTTCGAAGATGGCCGCGTTCTACGGCTCGCGCTTCGCGTCGATGTGGAACGGCGTGAATGTCAGCGAAGTGCAGCGGGCGTGGGCGATCGAACTCGGCAAGCTGTCGCGCGACCAGTTGAAGGCAGGGAGCGACAACCTGACCGCGCTGCCGAAGCCGCCGACGCTGCCCGAGTTTGTCGCGCTCTGCCGACAGGCACGCAGTGAGCAGGCGGCATCCACGATGCCGCGGCTCGCCGACGAGCGACCGGCTGACCGCGCGACGGTTGAGGCGAACCTCGGGGCGATCCGACGCGTGCAAGAGCGCGTCATGCGCCGCGAGCCGACGGCGGAATGGGCCTTCAAGCTACTGATGCGGGGAAAGTCGGCCAGCGGCGCGGCATTGCCGGCCGAGGTTGTGCGCTGCGCACGGGATGCGGTCGTGTCGTCGGCCGGGTTCAAGGTCATCGGGGCGTGCCAGCAGCCCGAGCTGCGGCGCGAATACGAAACGATCCGCGCGGCGGCGCTGGGTGAACTGACGAACGAGGCGGCGGCATGAAGCGCCATTTCTGGCGCTGCACCGAAAAAGTGCTCGTCACTCGCATGTACGAGGCCGGCGCTTCGCTGCGAGAGATCGCCGCAGAGACCGGAGTTAGTGCCGACGCAATCCGTCGAGCTGTCGGACGATGGAAACTGCATCGCCCTACGGGTCATATCGGCGTTGAGACACGCGAAAACCTGATTTGGCCGAGGATCCGGATTGCGTTGCAGCAGTCGGGTGGGATGTCGATTTACGAGCTCTGCAATGTGCTGGAAACGCACAAAAGCACTGTGCTAAAGGCGATCGCGCAGCATCGAGGCGAACTCCACATCGTCCGCTGGGTGCCGACCACGCGCCGGCCGAAAGCGATTTGGGCGCTTGGAACACGCATGGACGCGCCGAAGCCTATTGCGGTGCGCGTCCGGAAGCAATCGAATCCGTTCGCACAGATGGCTGCGCAACTCTCTGCATCCGAGGCGGGGGCCGAATTGTGCTAATGCGCGCGACCCTCAAGCCGAAGAAATGCCGAGAGTGCGGCGTCGTGTTCACGCCGGCGCGCTCGATGCAGAAGGTCTGCTCGCCGGCATGCGCCATCGCCTTGACCGAGAAGGAGAAGATGCGGAAGGTAGCTCGCGCGCAGCGCGCCGAGCGCAAGTCGCTTCGGGAAGCGCTTGACAAGGCGAAGACGCGCGGCACGCATCTGCGGGAGCTCCAAGCGGTATTCAACCGATGGATCCGCGCACGCGACGCCGGCTTGCCCTGCATTTCCTGCGGCCGGCCTGCGACATGGCAGGGGCAGTGGGATGCCGGCCATTACCGTTCGGTCGGCTCCAATCCTGCCAGCCGCTTCGATCCGCTCAATGTGAACAAGCAGTGCGGGCCATGCAACGTGCACCTATCGGGGAACCTGATCGCATATCGCGCCGGCCTCGTCCGGAAGATCGGAGCCGAAGCGGTTGAGCGCTTGGAAGGGCCCCATCTCCCGTTGAAGCTCACCATTGCTGAAATCGTCGAGATGAAGGCGTTCTATCGCGCCGAGCTTCGAAAAATCACCAACAACCATACGGAAACACGATGAACGCTACCGAATCATTCAACGCAGCCGCCGCCGTCGCGATTCCGCAATATGACGAGATCGACGAGATCCTGTATCACTGGTACCGGTGGTCCAATGGCTTTACCGAGGTGCGGGCCTATGCCGCCTCGGATGCGACCTGCCGAGATTTCCGGATCAGCCGGCAGTTTATGGACCATTCTGACCTCAACGATCTGGTCGACTACCAGATCCGGAAGACCATCGGGGAACGGGTCGAGCCCATGATCCACAAGCTTGGCATCAAGCATCGGATCGCGATCAACGTCGCCATGAAGAACATGGAAGTCGGCGCGAAGGTCTGGCACAACGCGCGGTATCCGGATTCACGGGAAGAAGACTACGAAGAGGCGAAAGCGCTACTCCGGCCGAAATTTATTTCGGAGGGGCTTGTAAACTGAATCTGGATCGACTATTCTTCGTGGCGAGGCGTGGATAGTCGCGCCCGCAAGATTCGTAAGCCCCGCCGGTGAAAGCTGCGCGGGGCTTTTTGCTTTCCGGCTTCATCATTGTCTCCATCGCACATCCCCGTGCGATTCGCCCGCCTCGAGCGGGCTTTTTCTTTTCCTCTTCTGGCGCAATGCTGGACCGCCCGGCGCGGTAAGCGGTGAGTGTGCGTCGGATCACGGCGATAACCGCCGCAGTCCGTGATGTGGCGTTCCGGCGGCAAGTCCTCGCTGCCGCGAAAACGGCAGGCGCGGGCGCCTTAACTGACGACTATGGATAAGCCAGCCAAACGCGGGGCTGATACGCCTGCGAAGGCTGGTGGTCGCCCTAGTTCGTACCGAGAGGAATATGCCGAGCAGGCGCGAAAGCTATGCCGCCTCGGTGCCATCGACAAGGAACTCGCCGATTTTTTCGGTGTGACCGAGCAGACGATCAACAACTGGAAGGCTGCTCATCCGGAGTTTCTTGAGTCCCTAAAAGCGGGGAAGGAACTGGCGGATGCCGAGGTCGCGGACAAGCTGTTTCAGCGCGCGACTGGGTACAGCCATCCGGCCGTGAAGCTTTTCATGTACCAAGGCACGGTGATCCGCGAGGAATACACCGAGCATTACCCGCCTGATACGGCGGCGATCATCTTCTGGTTGAAGAATCGACGTCCAGATCTCTGGCGCAATGCCCCTGATCCTGAAGGCGGCGGCGAGAAGGGCCCGGGGCTGGATGATCCGAATCCTGACGTATGAGCCGCATCGTCAAGCTCCAAGAGCTGCATTCGAAGCAGGTCGAGATCGGGAAGGCGTTCAATGAGCACGATCTCGTCGTCGTTCGTTGTGGTCGCCGCTTCGGGAAGACGACGCTATTTGAGCGGTGTGCATCGAAGCTGGCATATCGCGGCAAACGTGTGGGTTGGTTCGGGCCGACATACAAGCTGAACCTACCGACATACAAACGCATCCTGACGACGATCTCGCCCATCGTCGAATCGAAATCGAAGATCGATCAGATCATCGAGACGCGGGGCGGGGGTTGCGTTGAGTTCTGGACGCTCCAGGATGAGGACGCGGGCCGGTCGCGTTTCTACGATTTCGTGTTTATCGATGAAGCTAGCCTTGTGAAGAAAGGGCTGCGAGAGACATGGGATCAGTCGATTCGGCCGACGCTGCTGGATAGGCACGGCAAGGCCGTGATGGCGGGGACGCCAAAGGGAATCGATCCAGACAATTTTTTCTATCAGGCTTGCACTGATAAGACGCTCGGCTGGATGGAGTTCCATGCTCCGACTGCTTCGAATCCGAAGCTGGACCCCGAGGCTGTTGCGAAGCTTATTCACGAATACCCGGCGCTGGTCTATCAGCAGGAGTTTCTAGCCGAATTCGTGGATTGGAATGGAGCGGCATTTTTCTCCGAATCGTCGATGCTGGAGGACGGTCAGCCGGTCGACTATCCGACGCGCTGCGATCAGGTTTTCGCGGTGGTAGATACGGCGCTGAAGGATGGCCTCGAGCACGACGGCACGGCCGTCACATACTTCGCGCGCAACATTATCACCGGCACGCCGCTGACGATTCTCGATTGGGACGTGCTGCAGATCGAGGGCGCGCTGCTCGAATCGTGGCTGCCGACGGTGGCCCAGCGGTGCGAGGAACTGGCCGCGCAGGTCGGAGCCCGCCAAGGGAGTATCGGCGGCTGGATCGAGGATAAGGCGAGCGGCATCGTGCTGCTGCAGCAGGCGCAGAGGCGTGGTCTTCCGTTTCACCCGATCGAGGAAAAGCTCGTCGATCTTGGGAAGGAAGGCCGTGCGCTTTCGGTAAGTGGCTATGTGCACCGCGGCGAGGTAAAGATCAGCCGCTATGCGCACGACAAAGTCACGAACTACAAAGGCCAGACGCGCAATCATTTGATCTCGCAGGTGTGCGGCTTCCGTCTCGGGACGAAGACGCCGCACCACATGGATTTGCTAGATACCTTTACCTACGGCGTGGCGATCAGCCTCGGCGATTCTGAGGGATATTGAATGGGCGGTTACTACGGCGATGCTGACGAGGGCTCGCAAGCGAGTCTGAACGTCGGCACGGCGATGTCCGCCGAGCTCATGCGGCTGCTTACGACGGATGATCTGCAGCCTGGCTCGCCCCCGTCGTACGAGATGTGCAAGGTCATCTACAGTTACCACCCGTTGGGCGCGAAGATGGCCGAGGCGCCATACGAGGAAGCGCTGTCGCAGGAGCGCGAGATCACAATTCCGGGTACGCCTGAGGACGATCTGATCGCTGCATTCCGAAAGGAATGGAAGAAGCTGGGCGGCGTCGGTGCGGACGAGATCATCAAGAGCTTTATGACGCTGAAGCGCGTCTATGGCATCGCGTCGCTGGTGGTAGGTGCACGAGACTTTCCGACAAACGAGCCGCTGCCGATCGAGCGCATGCACGAGCTCGATCTGTACTTCAACATCCTGGATCCGCTGAACACTGCTGGCTCGCTGGTGCTGAACCAGAACCCGAACGCGCCGGATTTCCAGAAGCCCCAATTCCTGCGTGTCGCGAACCACGACTATCACCCGTCACGGGCCGTGATCGCCCTGAATGAGGCACCGATTTACATCGAGTGGACGAACAGCGCCTTCGGCTTCGTCGGCCGCTCGGTATATCAGCGTGCGTTGTACCCGCTGAAGTCATACGTGCAGGCGATGATCACGGACAACGCGATCATCGAGAAGTCGGGGCTGCTGGTCTACAAGATGAAGTCGCCGGGCGCGGTGATCGACAAAGTGGCCTTGGCATGGGGCGGCCTGAAGCGTCGCATGCTGAAGGGCGCAAAGACGGGGAATGTGATGTCGATCGGCCTCGAAGAAAGCATCGAGTCGATCGACCTGAAGAACATCCGCGACGCTGCCGAGTTCGCGCGCACGAACGTGATCAAGAACATCGCGACGTCGGCGAAGATGCCGGCCGTGATGCTTGCGCAGGACACACTGACTGAAGGCTTCGGCGAAGGCACCGAGGATGCGAAGCTGATTGCTCGGTTCATCGACCGCGTGCGGATCGAGATGGGGCCAGCCTACGACTTCCTCGACCCGATCGTGATGCGCCGCGCATGGGGTCCCGAGTTCTACGCGTCGATGCAGCGCAAGCATCCGAGCCTGTACGGCAATATGCCCTACGAAACGGCCTTCTACGAGTGGAAAAATGCTTTCACTGCTACTTGGCCGAACCTGCTGGTCGAACCTGACAGCGAGCGCATCAAAGTCGACGACACCATCACGAAGGCGGCAATTGCAGCGATCGAAGTGCTCGCGCCGCTGCTGGATCCTGAGAGCAAGGCGAAGGCCGCATGCTGGCTGGCTGAGATCCTGAACGAGCGCAAACTGATGTTCTCGATGCCGCTCGAGCTTGATTACGACGCGATCGCCAGCTACGTGCCGCCGCAACCGTTAGCCGAGCCGCATCCGATCGTGGAATCGTCGCACGAGTAGCCGATGAGCGTCCGCCCCGCAATCAATCGCACGTTTCACGACGTGCTGACCGAGGCCATCCGGGACATCAGCGAGCACGGTTACGACGATCCGGCCCGGTTGCAGGAATGGCTGCGCCGGCTGCGCTTCGCCGCGATGGCTGATCTGCCGACGGACGCCGAGATGCGCAACCGGATACAGGTCGCGATGGACGCGGTGTTCCGCCGGACGCTGTCGAAGACCGGCGCGCTGCGCTATCACCCGGGCGTGCCGCGTTTCACGATCGAGCGTCTGGCGCCGTCGCTGCGGCCCGAGCTCGACAAGCGCGTGCGCGCGAGCGTCGACCTGATCAAGCTGAACCGCGAGCGCGCGGTTGAGCAATCGCTGCAGCGCCTCGCCGGGTGGGTGTCATCGGTGCCCGCCGGCGGCTCGCGCGCGGTGGATAAGCCCGAGGTGCGCGAGAGCATCGCCAAGCCGATCCGGCAGCTGCGCTACGAGGAACGCCGCGTGTCGATTGACCAGGGGCACAAGCTCATGTCGTCGATCAATGCAGTGATTGCCGAGCATACGCAGGCGATCGCGATGCGGTGGAGATCACACTGGCGCCGCGCCGGGTATGACTACCGAGAGGATCACAAAGAGCGTGACGGGAAAATTTACGTCATCCGCGGATCATGGGCGCTCCAGCAAGGCCTCATCACGAAGTGCGATGGCTACCTCGACGAGATCACTCAAACCGCTGAGGAGCCGTTTTGCCAATGCTATGGCGTGTATATCAACAACCTGCGTGACCTGCCGCCCGAGATGCTGACCGAGAAGGGTCGGCGGGCACTTGAAGAAACCCGAATCCGGAAACCCTGAAATGCCGACTGTGAGCGAGAAGCAGCACCGCGCGATGGAAGCCGCGGCGCATGGCCACAGCACGCTCGGCATTCCGAAGTCGGTCGGCGAGGAATTCGTGAACGCCGACAAGGCGCGCGCGGACGCGCAGACGTCGGCCGACTGCGCCGGCATCCTGTTCCGCGCGCCGGGCCCGCTGTTCCTGCTCGTGCAGCGCAGCGACACCGGCGAGTGGGAACAGCCTGGCGGCCATGCGGAAGGCGATGAAACGCCCGAGCAGGCCGCGGTGCGCGAAACGGTCGAGGAAATCGGCGGCTGCCCGGAAGGGCTGCGCTGGGCCGTTCGGCGCAATGCGATTCCCGGCGGCGCGGGCGAATACACCTGCTTCCTGCAGAACGTGCCGGAGCCGTTCAAGCCCGTCCTGAACGACGAGCACACGGCTTGGCAGTGGGTCGCGCCCGGCAGCCTGCCGGAGAAGATGCACCCGGCGGTCGCGCAGACGATCGAGCTGCTGACCGGAAACGAGCTGGACATCGCTAAGCGCATGGCGGCGGGCGAGCTGCTATCCCCGCAGCGCTACGAAAACGTCTGGCTGTTCGACCTGCGCATCACCGGCACCGGAACCAGCTATCGCACCGAGCACGACGAATTCGTGTACCGGCCGCCCGAGAACTTCCTGACCGAGGAATTCCGGCAGCGGTGTAACGGGCTGCCGGTGATCTTCGAGCACCCGAAGAAAACGATCCTCAACAGCGACGAGTACCGCGATCGGTCGATCGGCACGATCTTCATGCCGTACCTGACCGAAACGGAAGTGCGGGGCGTCGCGAAAGTATTCGACGACGACGCGGCCCGGCTGATGCCGACGTCGCACGCGTCGACCAGTCCCGCGGTGATCTTCCGCGACGCGGGCTCAGCCGAAGCCGTCGAGATTGACGGTAAATCGGTCCTCATCGAAGGCAAGCCGTCCTATCTCGACCACCTCGCAATCTGCGAAGAGGGCGTGTGGGACAAAGGCGGCGAGCCCAGCGGAGTCAACACAGGAGATCCTGAAATGGATGGTATGGAAGAGCAAATCCCGGCGTGGGCCGATGCGCTGATCAAGCGCATGGACGCGATCGAGAACAAGGGCGGCGACCGCATGCCCTCGGAACCGCTCGAGGCCGATTCGGCCGAAGGCGCGGCCGAGCGTGAAGGCGAGCGCGAAGTCGGACATGAGCATGCTGCCGCGCGCGAACTGGCGGAAGCCGAACGCGCCGGTGCCGCCGAGCACCGCGACGAGGAACGTGCCGATGCTGCCGGCTGCGAACGCATGGATAGCGCTGAAAGCGAAGAAGAGCGCGCGGATTCCGCCGCGCGCGCCGACTCGCAGCGCCTTGCACGGGAGAACGCCGAGCTGCGTGCGCAGATCAAGCGCATGGATGGCACGCTGTCGACGCTGGTCAAGCCGCTGTCGATCGAAGACCGCGACGCGCTGGCATCCGCCCAGATGCGCGCCGACTCGGTCATGCAGATGTTCGGCCAGAATGCGACCGCGCCCCTGCATGGCGAAAGCCCGATCGACTATCGCAAGCGCCTCGCCTCGAAGCTCGCGTCGCACAGCCCGGACATGAAGGGCGTCAAACTCGACGCGCTCGACGGCGCCGCGTTCAAGGTGGTCGAGGACAAGATCTACGCCGATGCGCAGGTCGCCGCGCGCAACCCGGCATCGGCTCCGGCCGGCCGGCTCATCCCGATCGTCTCGCGCGACGAAGCGGGCCGTCAGATCACCCGCTTTACGGGCGACATCGCAGCGTGGATGCAGCATTTCACGTCGCCGGGCGTCGTCTGCAAGCTCAACCGCCAAGCCAAGGGGGCATAAGCCATGTCGATTTCGTTCAACCCGATGGTGACGAGCTCGCCGACTGGCACTTTCCGCACCGATACGGAAGGCTATGTCCAAGGCGCCGTCATGGACGATCCGTCGTCGAACATGTGGCTGGCGAGCGCGATCATCGCTGCGTCGGTCACCGGCCCGGTCTGGGGCGGCATGGCCGTCACCGAGAACGTCGCAGCGCCGAATCAGAACGGCCTCGGCAATTCGCTGGTGATCGCCGCGAACAACGCCGGCGTGACGGGCTTCACCGTCATCAACCGGTCGTACAACGCGATCCTGACGCCGGGCAACAACGTGCCGCAGCTCACGGCTGGCATGACGGCGATGTTCTATCGCCTCGGCTCGAACGCGCGCATCGCGGTGCAGTGCGATGCGACGCTGGCCGGCAACCTCGACACGGGCGCGATCAACCAACAGGTCTCATGGGATTTCACGAACCAGAAGCTGGTCGCATACAGCTCGGGCGCCGGCGCGCTTGCGTGCAAGGTGCTGTCCGTCAACACGAAAAGCAAGATCGTCAGCTACAACTCGGGCACGGGTGCACTCACCTGGATCGAGGGTGCAGCCGCGATCATCCAGATCTAAGGAGCCTCCGAAATGGCAAATTACTTCCCGGCTCAGGCCAAGGTCGCGCCGAGCTTCTCGGAGCCCGAGCTGATCGTCACCTACGCGCAGGCATCCGGCGCGTTCAACGCTCTTCCGGGCGGCAAGCCGCGCGTGAAGATCGGTAGCGAAGACCTGTTCGTCTACATCAACGCGCTCGACCTGCGCACCGAAACGCAGGCATCGCAGGGTGCGCCGAACCTGCTGCCATCGGCGACGCTGACCGCCACGTACTACTCGACGGCGACGTATCTGATCCGCACGCGCGCGCAATGGGATCACCACGATACGGCCGCCGCGGCCGCGTACTCGGTCGGCCTGCCGGCCGCGCAGGATCTCGCGCAGCGTCAGGGCATCTTCCAGCAAATGCGCACGGGCCTGCTGTACGGTTTCAACCCGGCGAACGGCGAGGGCCTGCTGAACACGGTCGGCGCCACGGCGGTGACGCTGCCGCCGGACAGCTACGGCAATACGACGGTGTCGACCTACGACAACGGCGAGATGGCACTATGGATCCTCGCGCAGATCGTTGCGCTGAAGACGCGCATGTTCCAGTCGGGCGGCAACGTTCGCAGCAAGATCCGCATCGTCAGCCCGCAGCGCGTGTTCCTGCAACTCTCGTATGGCTCGATCGTTCAGGTCGTGCAGTATCAGCGCCCCGGCGCCGGTACGGCCACGGTCGGCCAAGTGGTGCAGAACGTCGTCGAGGAAATGGGCGACGAGATCGAGTGGTACTTCGACGACACGCTGATCGGCAAGGGTGCCGGCGGCTCGGATGCAGTGATCCTGACGATCCCCGAGATCGAGAAGCCGGACATCCCGGGCATCAACACCAACGTGGCGGCGGACATCACGCCGAACATGAAGGCGGTGAACCTGATGTACGCGGACGCTGCGGCGCCGATCAAGATCCCGACGCCGATCCCCGATGGTGGCATCACCGAAGTGCAGGAACTGCGCGTGACGTCCGGTTGGGGCGTCCGTCCGGAAGGCATCACGATCCTGTCGATGCCGCACTGAGCAGCACCGTAGCGAGAGTCTGTATCACCACCCTGAAGGGGCGCCCGCGTGGCGCCCCTTTCTTTTTCCCCGAGGACGAAATGTCGATTTTCATCGCCAACTGCACGAAGCAGCATCTCGATCACCACTTCCGCTCGCCCGAACACGCCGGCAAGGCGCAGGTCGTGCACATCCCGTCGGGCCAGCAGCGCGAAATCGCGCGCGGCGCGTCGGGTGCCGTCATCGAGGCGCTGGTGCGTCACCTCGAGCAGTTCGGTTTCTGCAACGCCGAAGAGGTGAATGGCAAGATCAGCGAATTCTCGGGCTACCTCTATCGCATCGGCAAGCCCGTCACCGAAACGCACATCGTCACCGGCCACGACCAGCTCGTCGACACGCAGGAGCATCGCTCCGCGCAGGAAGCGACGCGCAGCGCGCTCGCCTTCGACAGCGCCACGCGCGACAAGAAGGGCGGCGGCAAGGGCCGGCGCATGGCGAGCGTGACCTCGGTCGAAGTGAAGCAGGACGTCCCGCCCGGCCAGAAGCCGACCGGTGACGAAGTGAATTTCTCGCTGTCGGTGGCGCCAGATGGCCGCGCCGACGCCAAGCTCCCCGTCTGATATGGCCTTCGTCGACCCGACCCAGCCGAATCTCGCGGACTTCACGACGTTCGTCTACAACCAGGGCGTGCCGCAGGCCGACCTGCCGACGGACTCGCAGTACCTGCAATGGGCGTACACGATGGCGGTGAACCTCGCGCTCGTGCCGCCCTGCAGCGTGCCGTCGATCGTCTATGTGCTGGCCGTGTACAACCTCGGCATGCATCGGCTGCTGAAGGTCGCGCAGGACATTCCGCCGTCGACGTTCTTCTCGCAGCAGCGCACGGCATTCAAGCTGATGGCGTTCGTTGCGGGCGTCGTGCAGTCATCGGCGGACAATGGCACGTCGAACAGCCTCGTCGTGCCCGATTTCATGAAGAACCTGACGATGCAGGATCTCGATCTGCTGAAAACGCCGTGGGGCCGCGAGTATCTGGCCTACGCGCAGCAGTACGGTCCCGACGTCGTCGGAGTTTCCTAATGCCAACTCTCCACCTCGGCGTGATCGACGTCGCCTATACCGGCCCGGACGCGAAGCCCGGCGTCACCACGGGCGACGTCGCGACGTTCATCGAGGACGAGTATCACGTGATGCGCGTGTTCCTCGAGATGTACGAGGAGGAGATCGGCGAGCTGCTGGCGAACGACATCGCCGGCGAGATCGAAAGCATCGCGCAGGGCAAGCCGGTCGGCCGCCTGTCGGTCGACGTGTCGACGGGAAAGATCGGTGAGCTGTTTCGGGACTTCCTCGATGCGCGCGAGTGGAAACAGACCAGCGCGCAGGCGGTGGCGGCAGCCGACGAAGGCGTGAACCATCGGAAGAAGCGGCCGTATGCCGCTGAGAACCCGGCACGGCCGGAATTCGTTGATACGGGCCTCTACCAAGCATCGTTTCGTGCATGGGTGACTGACTGATGGGACTGATCGATGAAGCAGCGGCCGCGCCGGGCGATCTCGCCGCGGCGCTCGAGGCCGGCGTCGAGCAGCTCTCGCGCAACCAGTCGGTCACGTTCCAGCAATACACGAAGTCGACGCTTCCCACGGACGGATATGTGTTCTGGGTGGCGACCGGCACCGCGCAGCAGTTCAGCGGCTCGCTGCACATCCTGATCGATCGTCGGCAGGAAGAAGACCAGACGATCGCCGCGAACAAACTGCTGTTTACGGCCGAGCAGGAGATTTCGCAGCTCAACACGATCGCGCCGGGCACGATGTGGATCGGCACGTGGCAGGTCGATGGGACGACGCTGCAGGTCGCGTTCGCCGAGACGGGGCTGAACTATCAGCAGGCGGGCCTCTGGCACTACCGCGGCTTCGCCGTCTACCCGGCGTTGGCGTCGCAGCTCGTCGCGAGCGCGGCGGATTTGCCGGTCGAGCCGATCGTCTCGAACAGTCTGCCGATCTGGCTGTCGCTGGCGAGTCTCGCCGGCGCGCCGGTGTATCCGTCGTTCCTTGTGCCGGACAACGTCGAACCGCCGTATGTGACGGCGCACATCGAGCCGGGCGAGACGATCGCGATCCAAGCGTTCCCGACGTACGCATGGCCGGGCACGCCGACGCCGCCGACGGCGCTCCAGCAAATGGCGAGCGCGCAGCTCATGCGCGACACCGTGCGGCTCACGTTTTACGGCTTCACGAACCAGCGCGCGATCCAGTTCTACGCGGCGCTGATCGACTACTCGCTGAACACCGACGATTTCGGCTTCTGCAATTCGCCGGCGATCCGCGACGAGAAGCGCATGCAGGTTGAGATTGCGGCGCTTGCGATGAAGAAGACCCTGACGATCCTCGCGTCGTACTACCAGGGAACCGCTGACGCGATCGCGCGGCGGCTGATCCTGTCGGCCGGCATCACCACCATCATCTAGGAGTAACCGAAATGCCCCAGAATCCCATTGTCCCGCGTCCGGGCGGCTCGCAATCTGCGCTCAATGTCAGCGCCCCGACTGTCGTCAAGGCCACGCCGGGCACGCTCGTGCGCATCACGGTGTTGACGGCCGCCACGGCTGGCACGTTCGGCGCATACGACGCGGCCACGACCGGCGCGGCCGCCACGGCCAACGCGATCGTGCAATACGCGAGTGGATATCCGGCCGTCGGCTCGGTGATCACGCTCGAGTGGCCGTGCAATACCGGGATCGTCGTGAATCCGGGCACCGGCGGTGCCGTTTCCGTCGCATTCGCGTAACCCCAGGAGTCGCCCACCATGGCGCAAACCATCACCTCGACGATCGTCAATCTGAACGTCACCGTCACCCGGGCGCCCGTGCCGTCGCAGCTTCAGCGCAGCGGTGCGATCGTCTCGGTGGGCGGCACGACGCTTACCCCTGGCACGTATCAGTACTGCGGGCTCACCAGCGACCTGACGGCCATTCTCAGTGGCTCGGGCAACTCGACCGAGCTGACGAACATGGCGAACACGCACTTCGCGCAGGGCTCGGCCGTTGGCTTCTATGTGCTCGAGCTCGGCGCCGAAACGGGCGTCGATCAAGGCATCGGCCTTCTGCAGACGTGGATCTCGAACAACCCGGGCATTTTCTACGCATATCTCGTGCCGGCGGCATGGGACTACTCGAAGGACGAGGTCGGCAGCGTTGTCGTGGCGAACGGCGGTTCGGGCTATACGACCGCGCCGACTGTCACGTTCTCCGCGCCGACGTCGGGCACGACCGCGACCGGCACGGCAATCATCCAGAACGGCAAGGTCGTGGCAGTCACGATCACGAATCCGGGCTCGGGCTATACCGCGGCGCCGACCCTCTCATTCTCGGGCGGAGGTGGAACAGGTGCGGTCGCCACGGCGAACCTTGCGTCGGCGCTGAACATCCTCGCCGGCCTGTACTCGTCGCCGACCAGCAAGACGTATTTCTTCGTCACGACGAGCGCAGCGAACCTCGCGAACTACTCGACGCTGAAATCAGTGTTTGCGGTGGTGCCAAGCCCGCTCGCGCCGTCGACCGAATTCACGGCAGCCGCGTTCTTCTACCAGTGGCTGGTCAACCAGCCGGGCGCTTCGAACAAGCTGGCACCGATGGCTTACCGCTATCTGTTCGGTGTCACGGCGTGGCCGGCGCAGGGCTACAACGCTCAGATCACGACGATCCTGAGCGGATACGGCAATCTCGTGTCGACTGGCGCTGAGGGTGGCATTTCGACCGCCTGCGTGTTCAAGGGCACGCTGATGAGCGGTGATCAGGCGAGCTGGTGGTATGGCGTAGATTGGTTCCAGATTCAATCGAAACAGGCACTTGCGGCCGCGATCATCAACGGCTCAAACAGCAATCCGCCGCTGCTCTACGATCAACCTGGCATCAACTCGCTAGAAGCGGTCGCCGAGAACACGGGATCGGCCGCCGTCAGCTTCGGCTGCGCACAGTCGGTGTCGATCACGGCCACGAGCTTCCAGCAGTACACCATGCAGAATCCGGGCGATTATGCGGCCGGCATCTACAACGGCCTTGCTGCGACGGTCGTCGGTCAGAACGGGTTCCTGACCATCACCTTCAACATCGACGCGGTCCAGTTCTAAGGAGAGCCACAAATGGCAAATCCGCTTGTCAGCCAAGGCACCTTGAACCGCGTTCGGTGCTCGGTCATCGTCCCGGCGTTCACGTCGCTGAACATCACGGCGCCGTATATGGGGAAGTCGTTCGCGCGCATCTCGCTCGAGGGCGACTTCACCGATCAGACCGGAACCGGCACGGGGCTGGTCAATTCGCCGACGCCGTATGTGCCGGCGACGATCTCCGTCGGCATCCTGCGCACGCAGGCGCTGGCGAGCGCATGGCGCGCGCAGTGGGAATCGAACAGCGTGCTCGGGCAGGTGAAGATCAACAGCGACTCGGCCGCATTCGATGCGTTCACGCTGTACGACACCGCGATCCGCCACTTCGACCCGAATGCGTTCGACGGCATGGACGCGGTCTGCATGTTGGTGCTGCGAGGCACCTACTACGTCAACAATGACCTGTGGAGCATGACGTGATCCAGATCAACGAGGCGATGAACCTCGTCGTGCCGGTGGTCGCCGATGAAACCGGCGTGAAGGTGTGGGCGTACCACACACCGATCTCGCGGCAGGTATTCGAGGCGAACTATCGCGTGCTCGCGGCGACGAAAGCGTCGCTGATGAGTCGCGGAGGCATCTACATGATGGACTCGGGTCCGCGCATTGCAGCGCTCACGCTGCTCGACGAGGGTATGCGCGAGGCTGAGGCCCGCGGAAGCTATGCGAATGACGGAAAAACCGTCTTGGACGAAGCGACGCCGGCTTTGATGAACGAGATCCGTCGCCTGACGATGGTGCTCGTGCCCGGTTCGAGCGGATGGGACCTCTTGCCGATCGAGAGCGCGGTCGCCGCCGGCAAGATCGACGCAGAGGATCAAGCCGAGACGGAGTCGGCAATCGTTTTTTTTACCTGCATCTGTGCGCTCGCGAGCAAGGCAGAACGGAAGAAACAGGCGAGCAGCACGGCTTCTCTCCTGAAGGGGTCGATTACCTCCTTGTCGCCTATGGAATTCGCCGATTCCTTGCCGAACTCGACGAAGGCCGCACCTTCGGCGCAACCGGTGGTGTCGTCGGTTCCATCCTGAGGTTCGTGGCCGGCGAGGGCTTTGCGGAAACAGTGCAGCGCCATGGCTTCGAATACCGCAGCGCACGTGATTTCCGCGACCGCAACATCCTCGAGCTGATCCGAACCCTGAGAGGCGCAAGTGGCTAATAAGCCGATCATCAACATCGACGTGAACGCCGAGCAGTTCAAGGCGTTCTACGAGCTGTACGAGCAGTTCGAGTCTAAGGTCGCGAGCATGCCGAAGGAGTGGCAGCAGATAGACACGTCGATGCGTCGGAACGCAGCGACCGCAAAGTCGCTCGCCAGCGGTATACAGTCCTCGACTGAGGCTCAGCGCCAATTCAACATCATGGCGCGCGAAGGCTTGCACACGATGTCGAAGATGGCGAAGGAGGCCAGCAACGTCGGTAAGGCCGTTTTTGACATCGGCAAGTGGCTGCTGAAGTTCGGCGCCATCGGCGGCGGAATCGCCGGCCTGGGCGGAATCCTCGGCGCGATTAGCCTGCGTGATCTCGCGCATTCGGCCGTGGCGGATCAGCGCGGCGCACGCGGCGTTGGCCTGACGCCAGGCCAGTACAAGGCGTTCGGGATGGATTTCGGGCGCTTCCTCGACCCGAACATCCTCTCGCACGTCGCGGACGCGCAGAACAGCTATCAGGGCCGCGTGTGGCTCGGCCTTGCGACCGGCCTCGGCGCGCAGGCTGTTGCGAACCAAGGTCCGGACCAGCTCACGATGCGACTCGCCACGCGCGCGCATGACTGGTGGACAAAGACGCCATCGTCGCAGCGCACGGCCGAGAATCTGGCCGCCGCCGGCTTCACGCAGTCGGGCCTGACGCTCGAGGACGTGCGCCGGCTCGGCAACACGCCGATGTCGGAACTGCAATCCGCGCGCGCGCAGTATGGCCGCGACCAGCGCTCGCTGAACGTCAGCAATGGCACGACACAGGCATGGTACGAGTTCGATCGCCAGATCACGCTCGCTGGCCGCACGCTCGAGACGTCGCTGACGAACCGGCTGGTCGAACTCGCGCCATCGCTGCGCTCGTTCGTGACGACGCTGACGAAGGATGCCGACCAGCTGATCAACGAGATCTTCACACCGCGGAACTTGAAGGCAGTCGAGGATGGCATCACGGGCCTGACGAACTATCTCGGTTCACCGACATTCCGTCAGGACATGAAGGATTTCGCCGGGCTTGTTGGGATGGTGGCCGATGGAATGCGGAAGGCGGCACGGTTCCTTGGCATCGATACGTCCAGCAAATCACCCGAGGAACCGTCGACGGCCTCGAAAGTGGCTAATACACTCAATATCCTGAGCGGCGGCAAGTCGACGGACGGTTCAACGCTCAAATCGATGTGGTCGGGACCGTTGGATCATCTGCGGCATCGGCTGAATATGCCGAATGATCCAAAGAGCGTACTCGCTGAAATCGAGAAGAAGAACGGCCTTCCATCCGGGACGCTTTGGAATATGTGGGGCGTTGAATCGGGCTTCGGGAAGAAGCTCGAAGGCCCGAAGACCAGCAGCGGCGAGCGTGCGCTCGGCGACTTCCAGTTCATGTCAAGTACGTGGAACGAATGGGGTAATGGCGGCGATCGCTATAGCTTCATAGATTCGGCAAATGCGGCCGGCCGCTATATGGGCAGCCTCATGAAGCGGAACGACGGCGACATCCGCAAGGCGCTCGCCGCATACAACTGGGGTCCGGGGAACTTGGGCAATGACATCGCGAATCACGGCTCGCAGTGGGAATCGAATCTACCGGCCGAGACACGCAATTACATCGCGAAGATCGCTGGCGAAGTCGCCAAACGCAATGCCGTGAAGGTGCAGGTCCAGGTGAGCAACAACACGTCCGCGCGCGTCGCCGTGCAGGCCAACGCAGCAGCACCGGGAATGTGACATGGCCGGACTCGACCTTTCCTCGGGCTTCCGCTCGGCGTACGACCTGTCGTTTCAAGTCTCGCCGATCATCCTGAACGGCGGGATCGTTGCGAACACGCTCGGCGGCATGATGCCGATCATCGGCCTTGTGGGGCAACTCGGCGCGCTCGCGCAGAGTGTCCTGTCGAGCGGCAGTGTGGGTCTTGACAACTTCTTCGCGCGCTTTGTCGTGCTGCCAGGCGGCACGATCATCAACAACGCGGTCGGCACATATCCATTCGCGAACCAGCAGGTCGCCGGCAATGCGATCGTGATGCAGCCTAAGAACGTCTCGTTGCTGATGATCGCGCCGGTGAAAGATCAGGGCGGATACCTGACGAAACTTGCGGTTTTCACGTCGCTGCAAAGCTCGCTCGAGGCCCATTGCGCCGCGGGTGGCACGTTCCACGTCGCCACACCCGCGCGGATCTACACGAACTGCATCCTGACGTCGATGACGGACGTTACGAGCGGCGAGGGAAAGCAGCAACAGATCCAGTGGCAACTCGACTTCGTGCAGCCGCTGCTGACACAGCAGGCCGCGAGCAGCGCGTTCGGTGCGCTGATGAGCAAGCTCGCGGGCGGCCAGCAGGTGACGTCGCCAGCGTGGTCGGGTGCGGTTGCTGCCGCTGGCTCGGCGGTGCAGGGCGCGCTTGAGGGTGTCGGCAACATGGCCGGCGTCGTAAACCAGTTCCTTTCCCAGCCGGCGCTATGACGACGCTCGTTCCTTTCCAGCCATCGAACGCGACGACGCCACCATTTCAGGCGACAGTCACGCTCGACGGCGTGGCCTATTCGCTGTCGGTGACGTGGAACATCGCTGGGATGCGCTGGTACGTGACGCTGACCGACCAGAACAGCAACATCGCCTGGAATGGCGCGATGGTCGGCTCGCCACTTGGTTTCGACATCCCGCTCGCGCCGGGCGTCTTCACGACGTCGACGCTGCTGTACCGCGAAGACACTGGAAACTTCGAAATCAATCCCTGATCGATGCGCTATTACGACATCACCATCACGCCGGAAGGCGGCACGAAGCCGTTCCGGCGATGGATGTCGCATCCGAATGGCAAGTTTGATCCGGGTGCGCTGAACATCGAATTCGACATTCCGGTCGCTACGTATGGAACGCCGCTCGGCGGTCAGTCGCTGCTGATCGAGGGTGTGCCGCTCGAGGATCTTCTGCAGGCGCAGCAGTTCGCCGGCATGAACCTCACGATGAAGGGCGGTATGCAGGCCGGGCTGCCACTGGCGAATCCGAAGCAGGCGGGTGTGATCGCGGCCGGCCAGGTATGGCAGTCCTTCGGGAACTGGGAAGGCACCGAGATGACGCTCGATCTCGTCCTGAATCCGGCGCTGTACACGCTTGACGAGCCCGGCAACATCGTCCTGAACTGGACGGCCGGCATGCCGCTGGCGCAGACACTGAAGCAGACGCTGTCGGTGGCCTATCCGACGATGCCCGCACTGATCAACATCAGCGACAAGCTGGTGCAGACGCACGACGAAGTGCATCGGTGCTCGACGCTCGAGCAGCTCGCGCAACTGCTGGTCGAGGTCACGCAGGGAAATTTTCTCGGCAGCGATTACGCCGGCGTGCAGATCACGATCCAGGCCGGCCAGATTGTCGTCTATGACAGCACATACAAGCCGAACACGGTGCAGCTCGCGTTCACAGACTTCGTCGGTCAACCGACATGGATCGCGCCGAATGTGATGCAGGTCAAGCTCGTGATGCGCGCCGACATTCAGCTCGGATCGGAGCTGCTGATGCCCCAAGGCCTGCAGAACACGCCGGGCATCGTCCTGACATCTTCGTCGTCGCTACCGTCGAGCCTGAAGTACAAGAGCGCGTTCCAGGGCAGGTTCTCGGTGATAGAGCTGCGGCACATCGGCAACTTCCGCGCGCTCGACGGCGCGTCATGGGCGACGATCGCAAACTGCGCGGTGATGAGCAATGGCTGATAACTATTCGAAGCTGCCGCTGCAGCGCTCGCTGAACCGTGTGGCGATCGCGCGCGCTGCACAGGCGATCGAGGATACCGGCAACGCGCTGCCGTGCCGAGTGACGAAGGTGTCGGGCGCGATAGTGACGGTCGAATTCGAACTGCAGGGTACGTGGACGCTGCCGCCGGTGACGATCCCGAAGGCGGAAAGCCGGTGGATCCGCATGCCGACCCAGGTCGGCGACAAGGGCGTGACGATGCCGGCCGACGCGTATCTCGGCGGCATTTCCGGCCTCGGCGGCGGCACGGCCGATTTCCGGCGCCGGGGCAATCTAACCGCGCTCGTGTTCGTGCCGGTGAGCAATGCGGGCTCGCCGCCGGATGACCCGAACGCAGCTCAGGTGTGCGGCCCGAACGGAATGATCGCCCGCACCACGCAGGGTGCAACGCCATCGTCGTGCATCGTGAACCAGAACGGCGTATCGATGACGTACGGTGACGCCTTGCTTTCGCTGACGGCAGCCGGCATCGTCATGAGCTTCGGCGGCCATACGATTACGCTCGATGCATCCGGCCTATCGATCGACGGAAACAGCTATGCAGATCATACGCACGGGTATTTCCCGGGCACCGGATCGAAGGTTCAAAGCGATCCGCCCATCAATTAAGGGAGCGACGACGTGCGCACGTGGGGCAGGATCTACAACGCGGACGGCACATATCGATGGGTTGCCGTCACCACAGACGCGAACGGCTACAACGACAACGTCTACCTGACGACCCTCTGCCAGGTGCTGAAGCTGAACCTCGGCGAATCGCCGTTCTATGCGAATTACGGCATCCCGGCGCAGCAGACTGTCGTCACGCAGGTATTCCCGGACTACTACGCGATGGTCACGCAGCAGCAGTTCGCGCCGTACTTCGCATCACTCGCGATCGTGCGCGCCCCCGGCAGTTTTCCGCCCGTCTACAACATCCAGGCCGTCGCGCATAGCGGCGCGCTTCTGAACGCGACCGTAGCAATATGAGCCAGATTCCTCTCGTCATGACTGCGGCCGGCCCGGTTGCGACCGACCCGGCCACGCTGCGGCAGAACCTGATTGACGGCGTGGCCGCAGAAGTTCCGGACTATACGGCGAACCTTCCCGGCAGCCTGATCGAGGATGTCGCGTCGACCGACGTCGGCGCTTTGTCGACGATTGATCAGGCGCGCGTGGAGGCGGTGAATAGCGTGACGCCCTATGGGGCGAATGCATTCGTGCTCGCACAGCTGGGCGCTCAAGCGGGAATTCCGCAAGGCATGCCGACGAACGGTCGCGTCAACGTGGTATTCAGCGGCCCGGCTGGCTATGTATTGCAGCCCGGTTTCGTGATCGGCGACGGGACGAACCAGTATGCACTGTTGGATGGTGGCGTCATCCAGACAGGCGGCCAGACACCTCAATTGACGGCAGTGGCGACGAATAGCAACACGTTCGCCATCCCGGCAAATACGGTGAATCAAATCGTGACATCGGTCCCGAGTGGTTACACGATCACCGTGACGAACCCGCAAGCGGGAGTTCCGGCGGCCGGCGCAGAAAGCCCGCAAAGTTATCGCGCACGCGTGCTGCAGGCCGGAATTGTCGCCTCGACGGGCACGCCTGCCTACGTGAAAACGTTGCTGGAGAAGATCACAGGCGTGCAGCAGCGTCTCGTATCGATCAATCAGGTGACGGGTGGGTGGCAGATCGTATGCGGCGGCGGTGACGCATATGCAGTCGCTAACGCGATCCTACAGGGTGTGCCGGACATCGCCGCGCTTCAGGGTTCGCAACTTGCGATTACGGGCATGACGAATGCCAATCCGGTCGTCATCACCACGAATCTGAATCATGGCTACCAGGCCGGCCAGACCCTCTCGGTGACTGGCGCGACTCCATCGGCTTTCAATCTGACATATACGGTCGCATCGGTCACGCAGACCAGCATTACGACTACTACGAACGGCAGCGGATTCGGCGCATACACGGGCGGCGCAACGCTCACGCCGAATCCCCGCAACGTGAGCGTGTCGCTGTTCCAGAATCCGGATACCTACAACATCACGTTCGTGAATCCGCCGCAGCAGGTCGTGACTGTGGCCGTGACGTGGAATACGACTCTTCCGAGTTTTACTGCCGGAAGTTCGGTGAGCCAGCTCGCCGCGCCGGCGCTGCAGTCGTATATCAATTCGATCTTCGCCGGCCAGCCGATCAATGAGCTCGAAATGAACGCGGTGTTCCAGAACGCCGTGGCCTCGGTGATCGACGGCCCAAACATCACGACACTCAGTTATGTGGTGACGATCAACGGTGTTGTGGCGACACCGTCGGCCGGCACTAGCATTATCGCCTCCGATCCTGAGAGCTACTTTTTCTGCTCAAACACGGGCATCACCGTGACGCAGGGATAAAGCATGCAGATCGAATCGTTCGGCACGCAGCCGCTGCAGACGATCATTCCATCGTACCTGTATAAGGAGTATCAGGACGATCCATCGCTCCAGGCGTTCGCCGACAGCTTCAATGGACTATCGCAGGGCTATCTCGACTGGTTTAGTCAGACGCCCTTGGGTTTGTACATGTCGCCGTTCATCAATGGGCCATTGCTCGATTGGATCGGGAATGGGGTCTACGGCATTCCACGCCCGGTCCTATCGACGCAATCATCGACGAACATCGCGGGCTTCGATTCGGCCGCCTTCAATAAGGTGGCGTTCAATGGCTATATCCGCACTTCGTCCGGCACGGCCGAGATCGCGAACGATGACATTTACAAACGGGCAATGACGTGGAATCTGTACCGCGGTGACGGTCAGATGTTCACGATGGGCTGGTTGAAGAATCGGGTGAGCCGGTTCATTAATGGCGTGAACGGGACCGACTATCCGGTGCTCAACAATCCGCCATCGATCACGGTGTCGGGCAATACGTTCACGATTACCTCGTTCGAAGATTCGATCTTCACGAGCATGCAGGCATGCATCGCGAACAACGTACTGGCGGTGCCATTCCAGTATAAGTTTGCCTTTGTCAATGTCAGTTTCCTGAACGATGGCGGTGTGCTCTGGATGACGTCGCCGCTGAATTATCCGACGAGCCCGCTCGGTCTCGCTGCTGGGGCGGTTTGGTACAACGGCGGCATCGTCTCGGTCATCCCCGGCGGTTCGGGCACAGGCGCGCCGGTCTATTTCGGCTCCATCACAGCGGCGGCACTCCTCGCCCTTGGTGGTGGCGGACTTCCCACCTCAAACCCCGGCGTCCATAACCAGCTCTGGAATAACGGCGGGGTCATTTCGATCGCCTGATCAGGATCCAAACGACCATGACGATTTTCATCTATGCCAACAACGTGGACACGACGTTGGCAGGGGCGATCTCGGCCTCGGCAACGTCGCTGACGTTGTCGAGCTCGGCGAATCTTCCGACCTCGATTCCGGCCGGCTCGGTGTTCGTCATCACGCTGAATGATCGTGCAACAGGGCAAAACTTCGAGATCATCTATGCGACCTCCGTTTCGGGGGCGACGCTGAGCGGACTGCAGCGCGCGCAAGAGGGAACCGCCGCGCAGTCATGGCTTGCAAATGACTACGCATATAGCGCGCCGACGGCAGGGGAGATGAATGGATTCGGGCAGCTCGGCACGGATAACACATGGGCCGGGAATAACACATTTAGCAAGCCGGTTTCGGTTCCATCTGCGACATCTGCGGGGCATGCACTTAATTTAGGTCTGGCGCAATCAGATTTTGCTGTCCTTGCAGGATCGGCTGCCCAAACATTCAACGTTGCGGCAGCACTGAATTCGAATCAAGCGGTTAATCTTGGACAGTTCGTCGCATCGCTCGGGGGATCTGGATTTCTACAAATTCCGGTGTGGGTGAGTGGTGCATATAGGAATTTCATTGTGCAATGGGGTGGGGCAAATTTATCGTCATCGGGGACGGGTAATACAACCGCCGTTTTCTCGCTCCCCGTAACTTTCCCTAATGCTCAATTGTGGGCTATTGCCGGATTTGGGGGTGTTGCACCTCCGCAGACTGGTGCATTTTCGGCGAATCCATATGATTCGTCGCACGTGCAGTTGTCTCTTTATACGCAATCGGCAGGAGTTTATTCAGCAGTTTATCTTTCAATTGGATATTGAAGGATAAAAACAAACCCTCTTGATATAATTTCCCGTTAGATCGCCATGAAAAAAATCCTTCTTGCGTTGCTGTTTTTGCCGGCGATCACGCTAGCACAATCATATCCATCGCCCATATTCAACAATCTGACCGTCAACGGCACGGCCACGTTCGCAAATTCCCCCACATTTACCGGTGGCATCTCCATCAGCAATCTGTCGAACATCGCGGCGAATACGGTGTTGGCAAACGTGACGTCGGCGACCGCAGGGGTTACCGCCTTCGCGATGCCTTCGTGCTCGGCGACGGGGAGTGCACTGCAGTACACCAGCGGCACAGGTTTTACGTGTGCGACTGGCTATGCACCGCTTGCCTCGCCGACTTTTACGGGGACAGTTACGATTCCGGCCGGCGCGTCGATTTCTGGCTATCTGACTACGGCGTCGGCTTCGTCAACGTATGCGCCGCTTGCATCTCCCGCATTGACCGGCACGCCGACGGCACCCACCGCGGCGAATGGCACAAATACGACGCAGATCGCCACCACGGCGTATGTCACGTCAACCACGGGCGGCGCAACGAGTATTAGCGTTGCCGGTGGATCGAATGTCACATTGACCGCCGCGCAAGCTGGCACGCCTTCGATCACATTGACCGGCGCGCTGACCGCGAATATCAACGTGATCGTTCCGTCCTCGCCGGACAAGTGGACGATCACGAACTCCACGACTGGTGCGTTTACCGTGACTGTAAAAACATCGTCTGGAACGGGTGTCGCAGTCGCGCAGGGATTTTCGTCGAATCTCTGGTCGGACGGCACAAACGTCTATCAGCAGATGACCGACTACATCACCTGGTTCAACAGCCTCCCAACCGCATTGCCGGCAGCAACCGGCGTCCTCTGGAACAACGGCGGAATTCTGTCGAAGTCCTGATTGTGACCATAGCAATGCTAGATACGTCCAATCACCTCTGAGCATAACCTGATGAAAAAACTGCTTCTTCTCGCGCTCGCCGTGCCAGCGATCGCATTCGCGCAGTCGTATCCGTCGCCGACGTTCAATAGCGTGATTCTGCAGAATCCTTTGACCCCTGCAAACGGTGGTACAGGCGCGACTTCATCGACGGGGACGGGGTCGGTAGTCCTGTCTAATTCGCCCTCATTGGCGAGCCCGACGATCACTGGATCGCTGACGGCAACGGGACTTGTAACGCTTCCCAGCTTGGCCGCTCAGGCTGCAAATACCGTAATTGCGAATGCGACGGGATCGAGCGCGAGTCCGACGGCATTTTCGATGCCGAGTTGCAGCAATGGAAATCAGGCTTTGCGTTGGACATCGGGGAGCGGATTTACTTGTACATCGACGATGGGAAGCACAACGAGCGGCCTGAATCAGTTCGCGGCGACGACTTCTGCGCAGTTGGCTAGCGTTATTTCTGACGAGACTGGATCAGGGGCGCTAGTGTTTGCAAATGCACCGACATTCACTGGCCAGGTGACATTGGCGTATTCGACCCCCAGTCTGCTAATTAACGATACCAGCGGTTCGAATGCGTCACAGATTACGCTTCAACAGAGTGGCTCGACTCAATGGTCCCTCTCGTCATCCATCGGCCATAACTTCAATATCGGTCGTAATTTGAGCGGAGCATTCGTTGATAATCCATTGTCTATCGCCCAATCTACTGGATTAGTCACAATGCCTGATGGCGCCGCCATCACGGGCGGCTCCATCAACAACGCCCCGATCGGCGCGACGACGGCCAGCACGGGCGCATTCACGGCGCTGAGTGCATCAACCTCGGCCACCGTTCCGACCGTTGCGGTTGGCACCAATTCGACGGCAGCGGCTTCGACGGCATTTGTTGCCAAACATGCCCCTTGTCCGTCCATTCTCGATAATGGCGGGGATAACACCGGCACCAATGACAACTCCACGGCGTTTGCTACTACGGCAGCTCTCGGCCCGAGCGGGCAGGCATGCGTCTATTTCCCGCCGGGTACATATGCATTCTCGTCGCAGCTCTCGTATTCTTTGCCTACATCGACCGCGTCAATCACAATCATTGGCGCCGGCGCTGATGTGTCGATCTTGAAGTGGGCGGCCGGCGGCGGTCTTAAAGTGAATTATCTTGGCGCGTCGAATTCGGCACATCTCCGCGATTTCAGTGTGGTGACCGGTACGACAGCGACGGGGAATGGCATTTGGCTCAATCAGCAGGCAACTACTATATCCAATCCCGCGAATAGTGCGATTTCTGATATTACAGGGGTCTCCATTCGCGGGTCCGATGGATACGCTCAGACCAATTATTGGGATACTGGACTTAATATATCTGGCGTATCAAATGTCAATATTTTGGGGTCGTCCATAACTGGGCAAGGTGCTGGTTATACGACAGTCGGAACCGGAGTCAACATCATCGGTACCGCAAATGCTCAGGGAGTTCAATACCAATTTGTAGGAAATATTATCCAATATGTCGGCACCGGATTGGTGTATAGTAACTATGTGCAGGGCGTCACTATTGCGCAGACAAATTTTACCGGCGACAACTTTGGTGTATTCGTAAATACTCCGGCGCAAGGTCAGGATCAGCTTACGATAACCGGAAGTCAATTTAATTGTGCAAATATTGGGATTTATGACAAAGTTGGTATTGCCGGTCTATCAATATATGGCAATTATATAATCGTGCCATACACTACCGGGAGCACGGCAACGGGTATCCAATTGGCGTCCGTATTTGGGGCCGCCATCACATCGAACGTGATCCAACGGATCGGTTCATCGAATACGAACACGAATGGCATTATCGTTCAAGGAGCTGGTTCGATTTCTGGCGTGATCACAGGCAATGTGCTGGCGAACCTGTTCACCGGCATTTGGCTGACGAGCGCATCGAGCAACATCAATGTGCAGTCAAACGCCTATACCGGCAACACGAATTCGAATGTATTGAATCAAGGCACAGGTAATACGGTAGGTGGTGGATCGCCGTAATCACTTCGCGAGCGAGTCGCGTTGCACGCGTGGCTCGCTTCGACCGGCCTGCATGACACGACGGCCCAGATTAATGCCGGCGCGCTCGATGGCGTAGTACGTGGCGAACGAGACGACAACCACAACGCCGTATGTGACGAACGTCACGATCCAAAACCGTTCAGTGGTGAATACGAGATTTGCGTTGTAGCGTTGGAATTGCATCAGCAGGTTGATGATCAGGCCGTGCAGCAGGTACACGCTATAGCTCACATTCCCGAGACGTTTCGCGCCGACAGCTGTAAGGACGCCAAATACCGATGCTCCGGAAGCCACGAAGAAGAACGCGACTCCCAGCAAAGCAGTCGTAAGATTCGAGTACGGAAGGTCAGATAGCCGTATCGCAGCGGCCGCGACTGCAACAGCCGCGAGAGATCTAATCGCTCCATCACCCTTCAACTGGGGGAACGCGCGCAAAACGCTTGCCGACAGCATCCCGATCAGAAAGTGCGCGATGAAGAAGTTGTACGGCTGGCTCACGATGTCGCTGCGGAGAGAGATGAGTACGAGCGCCGATCCGATGATCGCTATCGACGACTTCTCACGCGCGACTACAGCAAGGATGGGTAGCGCGAGATAAAACAGCCACTCGTAATGCAGACTCCACGTCTGCCCGATCACGCCGAGAAACTGGGGATGGTTAAAGAACGGGGTCGGCTGATTCACCGCGCCGAGCGCGAGCCACTGCAGAGTCTGGCAAAGCACGTCGTAGAACGTAGGCGCGTTAGAGAAATCGATGTGCCACAGAACGAAGGCGAAATAAGATAGGACCAGAAAAAGGTACAGCGGATATATCCTGAATACTCGATTCGAGTACAGCTCTATCCATTTGATGCGTCCCTGTTTATCCAGCAATTTCCCCCAAAACAGGTAGCCGGTTATCATAAAAAATACCGACACCGCGCCCGGGCCGATGAACGAATAGAACTTCGACGGCGGCAGTCCGGTGGTCCCGTGCTTGAGGTTGTACGCCGTCATCACAAAGTGATGGAAGAAAACGGCGGACGCCAAAATTCCACGTAGCCCATCGATGGAGTTTAGGCGATGCTGATGCGCGGCCGGCGCGGAGTCTAGAAATCGAAATACGCCCGGCATCAGGGCAAAAATTGTCGTTCCTAAAATTAATAGGGTCGGCCAAATCGAAAGCATTGTCATGTTGTTCTCGCGCCGTGGGTGACGCCCAAGGCATGGAATTTCGAATAAGCACGAATGGTACTACAACACCAATTGCCGCCCCCGAGGCGGCTTTTTCATTTCGGGGATCACCTGTGACGAGTCATGACGATATGCAAGCAGACATCGCTGAGAACGAACAGCGCATCGCGGTCCATGAGGCCGTTTGCGCGGAGCGCTATGCGGGTATCCAAGATCGCCTCCAGCGGGGCGACAAGCGAATGCAGCGCATCGAGTACATCCTGTATTTCCTCATCGTTTCAGTATTGATCGGCCCATCGAACGCGATGAAGCTGATCGAGGCATTCTTCAAATGAACCTGACCGCCGCGATCGTCGCAGCTGGGTGCGGTGCTGCGCCGGCACGCGCGGCTCAGTGGGTCGGGCCGCTGCAGGCCGCATGCGATGCGCAGCAGATCAGCACACCGCTGCGCGCAGCCGCGTTTCTGGCGCAGATCGGCGTCGAGAGCGCGCGCCTGTCTGCCATCGCGGAGAACCTGAACTACAGCGCGGAAGGACTGCTCGCGACGTTCCCGAAGTATTTCACCGAGGCTGAAGCGCAGCAGTATGCGCGGCGGCCGCCGGCTATCGCGAACCGTGTCTATGCCGGCCGGTACGGGAACGGCGACGAGGCGAGCGGCGATGGTTGGCGGTACCGAGGCCGCGGCCTCATGCAGATCACGTTCCACGACAACTACCAGCTCTGTGGCGTGGCGCTTGGCCTGCCGCTTGTGCAGCAGCCTGACCTGCTCACCGATCCGGCAAACGCCGCCATATCGGCTGCCTGGTGGTGGAAGGCGCACGGCCTGAACGCGCTGGCCGACGCCGGACAGTTCCAGCAGATCACCCGCGTCATCAATGGCGGTCTGAACGGCTATTCGCAGCGCCTGTACTTGTACGGCGCGGCGAAGAAGGCGCTCGGCATCGCCTAACGCGCGCACACACCAATCCCGCCCGGCCGCGCGCCGGGCTTTTTCGTTTCTGGAACCAGATATGACCCGATGCAGTCATGACGTGCCGCTCGAGCATCCGTGCGAGCACTGCACGGCCGAGGGGCTAGCGAAAGTCACGCACGCGCACACCGAAAAGGAAACGCTCTCGGTCGCCGTGAATATCCCGGAGCATGCGGAGCGCAAGACAACGGCGCTGTTCGAGCGTACGCGCAAGGAACTGATCGCCCGCGAGGGCGGCAGATGCTTCATCTGCAACGCGACGGCCGAGGAATCCGGCCATCCGCTCGAGGCGCATCACCATCCGATTGAGCGCTCGCTCGCCGAGCTGATCGACTGGGAGCGCTTCAAATTCGATGCGCAAGCCGGCTTCTGGGGCGAACACATCAAAGCATTCGACTGGGACGGCTTTACCGACTGGACCCAGTTCGTCGACGACATGACCGTGAACGGCATGTTGCTCTGCAAGGCGCATCACATCGGGAAGGACGAAGGTCTTCACGCAATGCCTTTCCCGCTCTGGATCGCGCAGAAGTACGCGAAGGAGGGCTACCAGTTCTCCGACGCCGAAGTCATCCACCACAACCAGGAGTGATTCATGCCCGCACCAACCTCAAGCATCGTGACCGGCGGCGTCACGATCAGCGCCGCAACGGTCGAACCCGCCGTCCAATGGGCTCTTAGTGCTCTGGCACACGCACCGGTCCCGGAAAGCGTTTCGGTTCTCGTCACTGGCTTGGTGTGCGCGGCCGCACACGCCGTCATCAACCGCCTGATCGCGCGCAACGCCATTCCGGCAGCACCCCAGCAGTAATCTCCCGCCGCGCGCCGCGGCGTCACTCCGAAGGAATCCCCTCATGAAGAAGCTCATTCTGCTCGCAGCAGGCGTCGTCGCATCTCTCGCGATCGTCGCCTGCAACTCCCTGCCGACCGTCCAACAGCAGTTCCAGACCGGCTGCATGATCGTCAACGGCGATCTTGCAATTCTCGCAACGTCGCCCCTGCTGAGTGCCGACCAGCAAGCCACGATCTCGAAGACGATCCTGCCGGCCAATCAGGCCATCTGCAAGGCAGGCGCGCAGCTGAACGTCGCCGACCTGAAAACGTTCCATGATTCGCTGCTGCCGGCCGCGATCACGATCGTGCAGGCCGTGCCCGCGCTGCCGCAGCAGCAGGCCGTGCTGCTTGGGCTCCAGACGTTCGGGCCGATGGTACAGGCGCTCATCGACCAGATCCTGACGACGGCGGTGCCGAGCGCCGCTTCGACGCCGCTCGCGGGCGCGCCGCTGCAATGACCCCGCGCGACTTCGCGCTGATCGCGCAGGAGGCATATTCCGCGAAGCCGGACATCGGCAAAGCGGATAGCGCCTCGCGCGCGATCGTGCGGCAGACGGCCGGCGGTCTGGTCGTTGCCTTTCCGGGCACCGACAACCTCGACTGCGTGGCGGCTGATCTGGATTCCCACCCGATCGACGTGATCGGAATCGGCCAGGTGCATCATGGGTTCTGGAAGGCGTGGGGCGCGATCGCCGTCGACGTGCTCGCCACTATCGACGGCCGGCCGGTGACACTCGTCGGGCACTCGCTCGGCGCCGCGATCGCGATCATGGCCGCGGCGGCGATGGTGGTCGGCGGCAATCCGCCGGCGGCCGTCTACGGCTTCGAGCCGCCAAGGGTGAGCACAAACGGGAGCATCGCCGCGGTTCTGGCGAAGGTACCGCTTAGCCTGTACAAGAACGGAAACGACATCGTGCCGGACCTGCCGCTTGATTGGCACCATGCCGGCCCAATCCAGCAGGTCGGCCGGGCGTCGCTACCGTTTCCAAATATCGCAGACCATGCGATCGCGCGAGTGATTGTGGCACTCGCTGACATCGAATCGCGGGCCAACAGTGCGAGCGCGACTACGACGCGCTGA